TTAAATTGATGCTGCTGCCAAGCGCCTAAACTCTCTTGGTGACCGATATTTCAGCGCGCTGTGCGGATGCTGCTCGTTGTAATGCTCGAAGGCAATCGTCAGATTGCGCAGCGCCGTTTCTCGATCCGGTTTGGGCATATGCGCAACGTAATCACGCTTGATCGTCTTCACGAAGCTCTCTGCCATACCGTTGCTCTGGGGGCTTCGCACCGGTGTAGTTACCGGCTGTAAGCCGATCTGGCGAGCAAACAGACGCGTCTGCTCGGCGATATAAGCCGAGCCGTTATCGCTCAGCCACTGCACCGGTGTGCTTGGCAGTTGATCGCCAAAACGCTTCTCCACGCTTTCCAACATCAAGTCTCGGATGTCATCACCGCTGTAGCCTGTTGGGCTGGCGACCCAGCCGATGGCTTCTCGGTCACAGCAGTCCAGAGCAAAAGTTACACTCAACTTCGCACCATCGTCACAGCGGAACTCGAAGCCGTCCGAGCACCAACGAGTGTCGCTGGTTTGAACGGCGATGCGGCCTTCATGCCGGCGTTGCACGCCAGGTTGCTTGATGCGTCGTTCCAGCAACAGATTGTGGTCGCGCATGACGCGATAGACCCGCTTTACGTTGATCGGTGGCCGCGACCGGGTTTCACGTTCGCGGCGTAACAAGCCCCAAACGCGGCGGTAGCCATAGCTTGGTAGCTCGCTGACTTGCTGCTTGATCTCAGCGACCAATTCCGTATCGTTCACGAGCCGAAGTCGCCGTACTTTGGGCGATACCGATTGCTTGATTCGAACCGTTAGTTGCGAGCGCGACACACCGAGACATTTGCTGACCAGTTTCACTGGTCGTCCCCCGGCAACAAGGGTGAGTGCGCAATCCATTTTCGCGACCGGGCAATCTCCACGGCCTCTTTTAGGACTTCGGCTTCCATCGTCTTCTTGCCCAGCATCCGCTGCAATTCGCGGATCTGCTTGAGCGCATCGGTCAGTTCCGACGCCGGTACAACGGCTTCGCCAGCACTGACCGCCGACAGACTTCCGTCCTGGTACAGCTTGCGCCACAGGAACAGCTGATTGGCGTTGATGCCGTTGCGTCGGGCCACCACGGACACGCTTTGTCCCGGCTCAAGACTCTCGCGAACCATGGCCAGCTTCTGGTCGGTGCTCCAGCGGCGTCGGCGTTCCTGGCCGAGCAGCTCACCACCCTTATCGTTGCTGTTAGTCATAAACATACCCGTTTGCCTATCCCTTATCGTAAGGGGGAAACGGTGTCCTGTCTTTCATGGGGCTCGTTCAGACACTACTGGCGGCCTTTTTTTGCCGCCTCTTAAATATAAGAGTTTTTAGTTATGCAAAAGAGAGATGATGCTTTTTCTATTTCAATAAATGATCCGGACTTGGTTGATGATTCTGAAATAACAGTAATGGAAAACATTAATGATGTACTGCTTTTGATTTTTAAAAAAGACAGTATTTACAAACTATTAACTGCCGACTCAACTGACCCACAAAAAACCAAGTCTGATACCGGGCATACATATGAAAAAATAGCAATATTTGGGTCTGCCTCTCTGTATGTTGCCCGGGTATTTCTTCAATTTAAACGTATCATTGATCAAGTTTTTTCGGACGACTCAATAAAACCAAAGCTTCTAGAGCGGGTTTGGAGTCTGAACGAACAACTTTTGCTCTGTGCACAGTTTGAATTAAATATTCGGGAGCAGCTTGATGATGTGATGCGCAGATGCGACACCACGATTGAGCAAAACAAATCCAGCCGCGCTATCCCGCCGCTTGCCAAAGTAAAAAATTTAGAGAATGATGCGAAATCTTTTCTTCTGACCGGCAAACAATTTTTAATAGATTGCTTCAAACTCATAAGCCTGTTTACTGACTTGCCCTTGGGTGCAAGAGATGAGGCGCATTTTGATAAGCATATAAAGTGGCTGGAGCAGAATCGCCCCGCTTTAAATAAGCTTTCCTCAATTCTTAGGAATGACCTATCTTGGATTCGTAGATTGTCAGAGTGCCGAAATGCTATTGAGCACCCTGGGCCTGGTCAGTCACTTACGATAGAAAACACAAAGCTTCACCCTGGTAACAAATTTTCACTCCCGACTTGGAGCTACGATCTGACGAATAAAATAGACGTGCACGAATCGTCTATCTCTATTCACCAAGAGCTTGATGCATATCTAAACAATATGCTTTATCTGCTTGAGGATATTCTGCTTCTTTGTATTTCCGAAAGCTTACCCAATAATGGGATGTTTTCAATATATCAACACGCTGATGCAGATATAAAGCCGAACTGCCCCGTAAAGTATTATGCAGGCTTAAGTGTCGAATTTTATTCGAAACTAAAACCTGCCTAACGTTTTTTATGGATTGGAATGCAGTTAGGTGCTTGAGGCTTTACACTACCGCGATGGGTTAATTTATGAAAGTAAAATGGAAGGGAAATAAAAATCTAAAGCCCCAAATATTGATGGATCGGATGGCTGAAATCACATCAATAATGCCAGACGGAAGAGTGAGCTTTTCGGCTTTTGAAAAGCATCAGCTTGACGCTGTTCTTTTAACAATGCTTGAATTTCACAAGGAGTTCAGCTCATCAACTATGAAGACGCTTTTCAACTCAGGTATAGATTATTGCGCAAGGAGAAATGATTTTGCGAAGTCTTCTTTTCTTACCGGCATCAATGAGGCTGTAGTGAGACACGGTGCAAGACCGGAAAAAACATTCGTTCTTGTTACATCAATTTCGTCCGTCGACGGTTTTGCCAAAAACAATATAGATCTTCATAGCTCGACCATCAGATCATGGCCTAGAGGAATGCCTAAGAAATACCTCGCTCGTGAAAAGTTAGAATGGCGGCACGGCGAAGTTCCAATGCCGGAAGAGTATTGCCCGATTACTGTAACCGTTAAATCAAAAGATTCGATGGACGCCGCCCATGCTGCGATTTACGATTTGGATTACGTCCGTGGGATTCACGCATTATTCGTAAATCCACCCTCCGAGTTGAATTTTGGGATTGGTCCCCAAAGGCCGATAAATAAAATAATGCTTGGCGGCATGCATACCCTTCACGACTCAAAAGGGCGTCTTGCTAAGGAACATATCTATTGGTATGAGCGAAACTATCGAGTAAGACCTCCAGTCCGCTTTTCCAATAAGCCCCAGCTAGCTAAGAATTTGAGTTATGTAGAGCAACAAATAAAAATACACGCTAATGGCTACATTATTAAAGATGCGATAATTAGATATGTCAGGGCATATGACGAGTCCGACCGAAACGTGACGATTCAAAAAGCTTGGGCTGCTATAGAGTCGATAGTTTGCCCTCATGAAAAAAACGCAGACGCTATAGTCCGTCGTTGCTCCTTTATGTTTGCTGATCGCCCCTATTACGAGCAGGTATTAGAGCATCTTCGCGAGTACAGAAACCGCAACGTGCACTCGGGGTATGAGGTGGAGGATCTCGACTATCATTGTTATCAGCTTCAGCAGTTTTTCCGACAAGCCGTATTATTCTACCTTAAGAACGCCTCTGTTTTTTCAGGCCTGCAAGAGGCGAATCAATTTCTTGATCTGCCAAGTACTATTGCAGAACTTCAAAAGCTCAAAAGTCACGTGGAAAAAGCAATGAAATACCAACAGCTAGATGGTTGAAATTTTATCGCAGCGCTCAAACAGAATTATTTTTTACGCAATTTTTTTGCATAAAAACATGATTTTTAATATACCCTGGAAACGGTTAAATCACGAATGACTGCTATTGGCCGGTTGTTGCCCGTCACGAGCGGCAGAAATCGGCCAAAACCGACCTCTCAAACAGGTTCATGCGGGCAATCGGCGAGCGCTTGCATTACGTGGCCTAGTTGCACCAATTTCTCTATGGCAAATGGAACAGTCGTTCCACTGACCGAGAGAGGGGTAAAGGCGAGTATCCGAATGGCGAGCGCTCCCGGCTGATTACTCTCAGAGAAGCTAAGTCGGTACCACGACAATATTGACGGTTTCCATGTAACACTCGCCCGGTTAGAAGGGGCAGCAAAGAAAGCTGAAACCCTAGCAATGTGTTCTCGCTTGATCTTGAGAAAGTAATTGCCGGCAGTCCCTTGTTCAAAAGTCAGATAGAGATCCTCTCCTTTTGTCTGAAGGTAGAGATAAATCGAACGCCACTTACCTTGGTGGCAGGCGCTGAAAACCGCTGGTGTCCCTAACATTTTGCATTCCTTCATCAAGACAGTCTGATGAGGTTTAGCTCATGCTTGGCGAGTCTGCATTTGGAGGCTATTTCTGACCGATTGCTACCTTTCGCGAACGACAGCTTAGGGTCGAGAGCGAACACTCATGACTTTGGGATGGGCTTCCAATCGCCAGCTGCTACGCTGTTCACTCCACCAGAGGAACGCCGATGCCCAACTCAGACCTGCTCCCTTCCCTGCTCTCAAAGTTGTACGAAAACCAGCTGGCCCTTGAGGCGTCCATCATGGAGATCTCGAACTGGGTCGAGCAGCGTGGCTCCGCTGATGTGGCGGAAAACGTGCGCGGTGCCCTGCACACCATCGACGAGAACGAAGAGTTCATAAAGTTGACCCTGGCGGTCCTCATGGCGCCTGACTGATCGTCGGGTAAACCTGCAGTTCGTCGCCTCAAGTATTCCTCTTCACAGAATCTCGAATACTGTATGCGCATACAGCATTCGGAATACCTACCCATGGACATCGACGAAGACACCGATTGGTGGCTTGGCAGCCCCACGCCTCTGGAAATGTGCAGACAGCACGCCCTCATGCTAGAGAACGAGTACCAGGAGCAAAGCCTGCAAATGCGGAAGGCCCGACAGGACATTCAAGGCCTGATCCAGATGCAAGCCGATGCTCTACGCGGCCAGTCCACGGCCGAGCTCAAGCTGAGGAACGCACAGGCCGAGATTGCCAGGCTTAACTTGAAAGTTTCAGAACTTGGCGGGCAAATTAATAGCCTGCTGATCGTCAAGAGCCAGAGGGATATCGTTCTCAACCAGAATCAGGAACTGCTACGGCAGATCCGCATGGGGCAAACCACGATCAGCAACTAACCTGAGTTGAGCCTCAGAGGTTTTGACCATGTGCGGAAGACTTTCCCAATACAGCGGCATCCACGACTTCGTTGCGGCGCTGAGCATGCCCAATGCCCTGGCGAACTCCGTCGGCGATCCGCCGCTGGAGCGCTACAACGTGGCACCGTCCACCCAGGTCGCCCTACTCCACCTACAGGGCGATCTGCTGCATGCCGACCTGGTGCGCTGGGGATGGCAGCCGCACTGGGCCAAGGATCGTGCCGCGCCGATCAATGCGCGCGTCGAGAAGGTGGCCCACGGCCCATTCTTCCGAGCGATCTGGCCGCACCGAGCAATCACGCCCATCGATAACTGGTTTGAATGGGTGGACGAAGGCGGCCCAAAGAAGCAGCCCTACCTGATCCGCCGGCGGGATGGCGCCCCCGTGCTGTGTGCAGCCATTGGCCAGCTGCCCGACAGTGATGAAGGCCCGGGGGAGCATGACGGGTTCGTGATCATCACGGCCGACAGCGCCGGTGGCATGGTGGACATCCACGACCGGCGGCCCGTGGTGTTGACGCCGGACCTGGCCCGGGAATGGTTGGACCCGGCCACGCCCAAGGAGCGCGCCGAGCAGATGGTGCTGCATCAGGGTGAGCCGGCCGAGGCCTTCGAATGGTTCAAGATCGATGCGGCTGTGGGCAATGTGCGGAACAAAGGGCCGGAGCTGATCAGCCCGATTTAATAGCTCTCACCCCGATACTGCAGCAGTATGGGCTGGAGAAGTGCATAGGCCGCGCACTGCGTGGCTCTCAGCGATTCACTGTCTAAAACTCTACCGTCATTTAGCTGGTGTTTGGGCCAATGAATGCACGTTAGCATTGGGAAGTTTTAGACAGAAAAATCACTCCACCAACAGCAGTGCATCTGTATGTATTTCATCAGCCATTGCTGACCCATTTGTACAAGCGCTTGGCGATAGATAGAAAGTCCCAGGCCATTGCAGAACCCACAGCGGCGCCAGCAAGACCAATCCTGAAAGCCGCCTGCTGCCAAATATCTGACCTGTCGAAAATCAAATAGGCGAGTCTATAAAAGCCGATTTCATAGTAAGTTTTGTAAGTTACAAAGAAGGCGATCAGGCAGAGCGCCGAAGACAAACAAAAAACGACGAACCCAAATCTTTTCACCGGACTTTCAAATCTTTTCAAGCTCATACTCGCGGTACCCGCACCTGGAAATCGTGCATTCAACCAATGACGACCTAAAAAAAGCAAGCGGCTGTACATCAAGGTCACTCTCCGGCGTCCTGTCGAGCTCGTAGTGAATTATTCAAAGGCCGCTGGTAATCTTCCGGCCACGTTCGCCAAACATTGAGGGATGGAGGCGAAAATAGAAGCCCTGGAGCCGCGCACTCTGGGGCTTTAATTTTTGGTGAATGATAATTTTCACGACCTCGAATGTAGGTCAGCCCAGGCATTCACCGGCTACCAGTTCATGATCACCAGCTCGCCAGTCACAGCGGCCGATCCTTTCCGGGGATTGGCAGTGCTATACCGGATATCCATTGTCTCCAGACGGAACCCTTCAAACACCCGCCGGATATCTGGATGGTCGTTGAGGCTCACCATCACCTTGCCTTGGCAGGACCGCATAAACTCGGCCATTCGCTCATACTCATCAAAACCAAACCCAACCCCATACCCTTCCGTCTGCCAATACGGCGGGTCCATATAGTGGAAGGTGTGAGGCCGATCGTACTTCTCGGCGCACTTGAGCCATGGCAGGTTTTCAACGTAGGTTCCGGTCAGGCGCTGCCAGGCTTCTGACAGGTTCTCCTCGATCCGGAGCAGGTTGATAGGTCGTCTGGTGGTACCCGTGCCAAAGGTCTGGCCTGTTGCTTTGGCACCGAAGGCGTGGTGCTGGAGATAGAAGAACCGCGCCGCCCTCTGGATATCCGTCAAGGTTTCCGGAACCGCCATTTTCTGCCATTCGAAAATTTTCCGAGAGCTGAGAGCCCATTTGAACTGGCGCACGAACTCTTCGAGGTGGTGCTGAACCACGCGATACAGGTTCACCAACTCCCCATTCAGATCGTTGAGTACCTCGACCTTCGCGGGCTGCTCACGTCTGAAGTACAGGGCGGCACCGCCGGCGAACACCTCGACGTAGCACTCGTGTTCAGGAAACAGCGCCAGCAGGCGTTTCGACAGGCGACGTTTGCCGCCCATCCATGGAACGATAGGGTTTGTCATTGTGCATTCCTTGCAAATTAAGCGTTTATTGAGACTGTGTTAATTTTCTCGACCACTGGTGTAGGTCAGCGAGCGACAGTCCTGACGTACGCCTGGCACGCCCTCAGGGCTGCTTGATCAGCAATGATTCCGGCGCGGATATCGAAAACAGCTTGTCCAGCAATGGGAGCGAGTTCGACGGTTCCTGCATGATCCAGGCTGGAGGCGCCGGCGGAGCTGGACAGATTGCCGCCACCGGGAGAACAACTTCCCGCGATGCGCAACCGGCGAGCAGTATCAGCAGCAGCGGTAGCAGCACGGCGCAGGGTTTCATTTTCAGCGAGGTCATTCGTTTTCTCCTGGGTTGCTTTGGCGTCGAGGTCGGCATTGGCTTGCTCGGCGGCCTGTTGTTTATCGAGTGCCTGACGGCCCTGCGCGGCGGCGGCATTGCTGATCGTCGTCAGGTCCGCCTGGTGTAGCTCGGCCTGCTTGGCCAGTGCCTTGCCGAAGCGCCAGTCCTGCACCTGCCAGGTCACACCAGCGGCGCCGGCCATCAGCACCAGGATCAGCACCACCAGACCCACCAACTTCTGCAAGGTCGTCATGCCAGCACCTCCAGCGCTTTGTCATACAGCGCCTGGCGATCATCCTCGCCGTTAAGCCCACCGTTGATGCGGCGAGTGATTATCTCGAAGCTGCCTTGGTCCGCTAGGGTGTTCAACCCGTGGACAGACCAGAACCATGCTGCTGACATTGATGCGTACTGAGGCTGCTCGAGCAGCTCTGGTTGATTAATCAGGTCTAGGCCCAAGGCATCGCCACACTCCGAATAGTTGCCCCGACCAGTAATTTGGATGAGGCCCCGGCCACGGTATTCAGAACCGTCACCCCTCTCGGTGTTGCCCAAGTCGGCGCGACCCTCATACCCGACCTGCTGCGCAGTGGGGCCCCAGATCTCGCGCACATAACGCAGTTGCTCCGACTCATGCCCGACCTGAGCGATGAAGGCGGCAATCCGAAGCCTGGTGACGATTCCATACTTGCCCATGGCCACGTTCAACACAGGAACAAAAACGCCGGCGTTTTGGCCGGCGTTCGGGAGGATCTGCAGCAACTGCTGCTCGGTAATAGGCATGGCTTTCTCCGGGCACAAAAAAACCGCTCAAGGCGGCTGGTGGTCTGGTTTTTAGCGTCTCGGCTATTTACTGACTTGAGCGGCCAACCATTCAGGTGCTACTGGCCGTTTCGTGCTGTCGGGGAACGCCGTCGACTCTGGCCAGTCGCGCAGCGCTTGCCGGTATGTCTGTAGCGCTTTGTACTGATCAGCAGTGAGCGTTGTCGGCAAGCCAGACTCCACCTGGTCACGCTGGCGTGCGACTACGGGATCTGTTGTCGCAATCTCACCATCGCGCCAAAAGCGCTCCTCGGCTACCAACACTTCCAAGGAGGGCACATTTGCGGCGGCTTGAGCTGCTAGCGCTTCTGCGTCAGTAATTTCAACAGACCCGGCGGGCAAAATAGACGCGAAAGCGGCATCGTCAAGAAAGTGAAGTGCGTTATTGGTGTCTTTGTAATACGGCATATCTATCCCCTTATCGAACTTCGACCCAAAAATTTGCAGCGCTTGCTACGTATGACTCGCCGGGCAAAACCACAGCCGACAGCCCGGAGCAGGCCGATGTAGGATTGGAATACCAGCTCCAAGGAAAGGTCAGAATGACCCCTCCAACTGTCAACGCACCCGCTCCACCAAGCGTGTTTGAGATGTTGTTTTGCACGTAGACCCAAATAGGACGTCCAGTGGTGTTGTAATAGGTTGTTCCAACGAGCCGTGTAGTACCAACGGTAAAAGCCTGCCGTGTCTGGCCAGCTCCGAATGCTGTAGCCGCAGTTGCAAGAGCGATTACCGATTCGTCGGTATGCATCATGTACGGCGCCGTTTTATCACCGCCTGCAAACCCCGCCGCAGGGCAAGAATTACCACTGATTTTTGAGGATGGCGTGAAGTTGCCGTCATGCCAGACCGTCCGCCACCCACTCGGTGCTGGGCCCCCAGTATTTCTGAATAAAAGGTTTCCCACTGCCTCGTTAATGCTGACTGCAATGTCTGCTCCATATTCAGGGTTCGCAAAAATCATATGCAAACCAACAGAGTTTGGGTAAGCAGATGGACCGTCCGTGGTAGCCCCACTGGCCCCAGAAAATAATTGGCTTTCGGTAACGCCAGCAACAGGCCCGGTTATCGCAGGTGCGAAGGAAAGCCAGCCACCAGACCCCACAGCCAAGGCGTCGGTTATGCCGTAGCCGGAAACGGTAGTTGCCTTGTCGGCCTTCTCCTCAAGGGAGGAGTCCATTTGCGGCTTTGTGTAGGCATCGGTGATGTCATACTCGGAAATCGTGGTCGGCTTATTTTCGATATTCGCCCACACCAAACTCGACCCAGTGATGTTGGATATCGCGAGAGCGAGTTGATTGTATTGCCCCTTCTCCGGAGTAACTCCGCCAGCCACCAGCACATTCAAAACTTCCATCATGAGCGCATTCAGGAATTCGGCGGGCACGATCGACGCTGAAGCCCCGGTGGCCGGATTGCCATCGGTAAAGTATCCGGGTGGCCCGGCTGGAGTGGGAGCAGGAATAGCCGACACAGCCGTTGAGTTATCGATCTGAAACATCTATGACCTCACGAATAATGGAACTGCAAAATGGTGTGTGCCGGCTTGGCCTGTGACAGCTCACACTCAAGCACTGCGTTACCCCACGAAGTGAGGGGCTCACCAGTGGTCGACTGGCCGACACGAAAGTGATTGATGGTGTTGAGCTGGCTGTTGATGGCCCAGGCAAAGAACCAATCCTCGCCGCCCAACTGCTGTCCGCAGACGCTTTGCCCACAGCGAAACGGGGCGTACTGCGTAACGGTCACTGTGTAGCCAAGGCCCTGGGCGAATGACTGGAAGAACTGAGCGGACTGACCTCCGCTGCTGGAAAATCGCGCAACCACCTGGTTCCGGCGACCCTGAAAGGTCGGAGACATCCCGGCACAAGGATCGGGAAGCCCAAGCGTGGCTTCCCACTCGGATAAAAAGTTGATGGTTGAAGCGGGGAACAGGTCCTCAAGCAAATTCAACGCCGAGTCACTTATCCGTCTGAACGTCGGCGCAAAACATGACACGGCCTGCGCCTGGACACTGCTTAAGTCTTTCGGCCAAACGCGCCCGCGGGGCAGCAGGCCAAGCAACGCAGACGTGAAGTCGGCGTCGGTGAATGATGGTTTGGACATGGCAATCAGCCGTAGTTAATGGTGCCAAGCGTTGGCAAGTGACCGAGGGTGTTGGGGATGTTTGCCACGGGGGACGTGATTACAAACCCCTGCGTCCCCGCGATCGCTGAAATGGCTGCGCCCACATCCGAGATGTCGACAGATGAGCCATCAGCCAGCGGTGCGCCTTGATCAAACAGAACTCCCGAAATTGCGGCGGCTACTGCCGCCCGGATTGCTGTTGATGCACCACTGAGCCCGGTGATCGTAAAGGCGATCGGGGCATCAATCGGCGCGCAGTGGTAGACCATGGCGGTCACCGGCTGCTGGATGTAAACGCTGTTCGCGATGATTAGCTGATCGCCGGCGGCAAGGTTTCCAGAAGTGGCGCGGTTGTCGCTCGATGAGATGCCGTTCGTGCCTTGGGGAAAGCCACCATAAGCGGCATTGGCGTCATCAAGCATCGAATACACCACCACGGTGCCGGCACCAAACCCGTTGGGCATGCACCATGCTCGAGTGACGCCCGAGACGCTCTCGGCCCAGGTCACATAGTCGCTGTGAGATCCTCCATTGGGAGTGCTCTGATAAGCCGCCAGCATGCGCCCGAAGAATGCCTCGTCTTCCTCCTGATCTGCACCGCCGGTGATAACGGCGGTAACCGCACCGGTTGATTGCACGCCGGTGACGGAAGTGCCCAACGTCATCAGGCCGCCAACTGGCGTGTTCCCAGCCTCTCCCGCCAGGTCCGCAACCACCGCCACCACCAGGATGCCGCCAGCGCTGACAGTCGCTGACGCCTGCGTCGTGAATGCGGCAGAGTCGCCGCGCACCACCTGGGTTCCCGCAGAAACTGTCACCCCAGGCGTACCAGGGAACGTGACGGTACCCGCCGCAACCGTCGGCGACTTTGGATAGACATTTTTCATGGCCCCCCAGGCATAGAGGTACTCGCCAGAGGCTGTATAGGGCACGCCCTGTTTAGCAATCCAGTCGAGGTAGCCGTAGTTGAGATAAGCCAGCCCGGCAACAGCCTTGCCGGTGATCTGCAGGTTGGAAAAGCGCAGCAGCCCATCGGCCGTCGGCAGGCCCGAGGTGATATCGGCGGCGACATTGGCACGCAAATCAGTGAGCGTGGGTCTGGTATACGGCATCGGCGGGAAACTCCAGGCAAAAAAATACCCGCTCAGGGCGGGTCGTCGGCCAGCAAAAAATCAAACCTGGCTCCACGCCCAGTTGAATTGGAGTGGAACCACAGAACCGTCCTGACGCGTGATGGTGATAACGCTGTTTAACCGGCTGCTACTCGCGATGGCAATGGCCACACTCACCCCGAGAGCCACTTGATCATCAATGAGCCACTTCAATGCTTCCTCGATGTAAATCTTGGCGGTGTTGGCCACGGCAGGAGTGAGTTTTGATCGATCCAGCAGCCACAGCCTGGAGCCAATCAGGACGTCTTCGTCAGTATCCCCCCACCAGCCACGGAGGTCATTTCCGCCATCCGGAGGAATGTCGTCGTCATTGGCCTGACGGTCGGTGAACAAACTGATCAGCACGGCACTGGTCAGGTCATCACCGCTCGCCAGCGCACCCCCACTGATCGACCAGTCACCATTGCCCCTGCTCGAGATCCAGGTGGTGCTGATGTCTGTCATTGTTGAGGACTCGGCGTGGTGGTGCCTTGGCCGTTGGTGTGCTCATTGAAGAGCTCCCGATCGGCAGCCATGCTGCGCACGCCATCGCTGACCTGGCCGGCAACCTGAAGGTCACCGCTGCACTTAACCAGTGGCGTCACAAAGCTGATTTCCTGCGCGGCATTGATGGTGACCTGGGTGGCATTGTTGATGGTGACCGGTGAGCTCTTGGCCTCGATGACAATCCCTCCGTCTTGGGTCAGGTAGACCGACTTACCCGCCAGGTCGTAAAGCATGGACTCGCCAGCCAGGAGGTTGACCGGCCGGCTCGTCTGGTGACCGGTGGCCACGACAACTCCCTTGGAACGGTCGCCGCCCAGGAACACCACGAGCACGTCGGAACCGTCGGGTGGCACGGAGGTAAAGCCAAACTCAGCGATACGCGGGGTATCGTCTCGCGTTTCTGAGTCGTTGAGCTTCACCTGCAGCAGCTGCGCCGTCTTGCTGTCATTGCTGAAGGACACCCTCGCCCACCCAGCCAGAAGCTGAATACGGCGCTGGAGCCCTTGAAGGACGCTCGGTGTATCAACTCTGCTACCCATAATGCCCCTGTGGAACGTCACCCCAGAGCGGGGTTAGGTTGAGTGGTTGCGGAGTAAAGGCAGCAGGCGCCATCAACGTGAGCTCGGCAGTTGTGCCGGGGCCGTCACTCCGCAGAAAGGTGACGTCGCTGATCAACAGTACTGCTGAAGGAAGCTTCAGCCGCGGAAGCGAAACCGGCACCAAAGTATTCGGCTCCCACAAAGAGCCCGATAAGTCTCGCCAACTATCTACAACCACCTTAACGACCCGAGATCTGCCAAATCTGCGGGCCGACTCCCACACCGCACGTTTCTCGGCGATGTCGAGTCCCATACTTCCGCTCTCGGCAATAATCACCATTCGTCGATGACGTTTGACGTTTATGTCCGTCGCAGAAAACTTAAGATTTCCACCGGCTCCGACGTCCATAAACAAATCAGTCGACTGCAAATACACGTCATAAGTCGAGTAGTTCAGATCAGCTGAATAATCTATATAGGCTCGCTGAACATTCACTCCCTCAGCAATACCGCTATCCAATTGGCGAGTTCCAACTTGGGATAAAAACAAGCTGCCGTCAGGCAAGTCATAAGCCAGCACTGCCGAAAATCTGGACATACGTTCGATGATATCGAACGGACTTTCGCCAAGCATGATGTTGGTTTGCGGAATGATAGGGAGCAAAAACGAAGAAACGTTGGTTGCTACAGCTATCCCTTCCGGAGCTCCGTCAGGCCTTGTTGGCCCGTAAACAGCTGCGAGTTTCTGTGCGACCTCCAGGACTGTCGCATTGCTGATTTGACTGCCAGCCCACTCCGCGGCGCAGTCAACGAGATCCGAGCATTTCGAGCGGCCGTTGATTTGGATGGAGTGATCGCTTGGCCCGATGGAGGGCACAACATGATCGACATACCCCGTCACCACGAGGTCCCCACCCAGCATCACCTTGCACGCCTCTCCCGGCTCGATCACGAGCTTGTCAAATTCCGTCGGGTAGAGCTCGGTCATGCCAATACTGAAGTCACTGGGAAGCCTTTCGATACCTCGCGTCACGCGGATATCTGTCCAGCCGGTGATATCAAGACCTGCCGAAGTTATGGTTAAATCGTCCGGCTGCATGCTCCACCTCGGCGACAGATAGTTGAAAACACTGCCATAAATCCCTCTTAATGGAACGCATAAAATAATGAAGCGGCACTTAAGCAAAGTAATTTTTGTATGTATAATTTTCGCTGCTTATTTTTTAGTATCTGGATTCTCCACAAGCAACGACTTTGAAACCAAGAGCAGAACGTTATTTAACGAGCGAGGAGCTGCCGTAATTGCTGAACTTGATAAGTTTCCAGGGTGCGCTGGCCAGTTCTCTCTAAAATCCATAGACTTCAATAAGGATTGGCTATTCAGCAAAACCGCCGAAGGCAGATCTATTTACACCACCAACAGCAATGCCATTCTCGACATCAGCTGGACTGCTGAGATCGTGGATAGCGGACGCATGATTATCGTAAAGCCAAAAAATTCTGCCGAGCTTGAGACAACTTTAAGATCGCTTATGATCAGTTCCTGCCGCAACTCCTAATACTCATATTTGCGCATTAACTAACGAGAAAGTGCTTCGATAGTTAACGGCATAAACGCTGGATGAATCGGGTCAGCCTGTTGGATCAACTCGTCGGCCCTGGTGGAGTCGCGATAGAGCCGATTGGCCATGCTCAAGGCATTTATCGGCGTCCGGAAGGAAAACGTCTCCAATCGCGGCAGCGTAGCCCCGGTGGTGGTCAGAGCTTTGACCACTGCTTGGCGCAGAGCGACCAAGGCGCCGTAGCTTTCGTCATCACCACTGTCACCGGCAACCAACAGCTCCGCATCAATAAACCCCGTTACAACCCCCATCGTGGTCATAGCCTCGTCGTAGGATGAGGGCACATAGGTCGCCACAACCTGGCCGATAGCCGCCAAGGCTGCACGGCGTAGCAAGGCGCTGGTGGCGGCCTGGGCCACCTGGCGGGCAGTACCAATGGCACCGGGACCGCCAAAGGTGGCCGGCGTGTAGCTGGCCAGCGGCCCGAGCAAGGAAATGGCACTACCGGGGTCGGCAATGCTGGCCACCAGCGCATCCATGACACCCTGAACCGCATCGGTGAATGCTTGCCCACTACTCGCGTCCAGGTTTGCCGAAGCATCAACGAGCGCATCCATCGCCGCATCGACCGCCGCACGGTTGGCCGTGTTATTGGCGATCAGATCGGCCATGGTCGCACTGCTATTTTTGGCTTTTTTGCTCGTGATGAGCGCGCTGCTGACGTTGCCGCTGGCATATCGCCCAAAGTCACCGGTCAGCAGGCTGGCCAAGCTGGTGATGCTGCGCACGTCGTGGGTGATACTCCCTACCAGCACCTGAAAATCCGCAATCACCCCCACCACCATCCCGACAATGGCTTTTCCGAACTTGATGACGCCCTCAACCACGTTAATCACGGCCGTGACCCCGCCGATTATCTTGCGGATGAAATCCAGCGCCGATGACAGGCCCAGGGCATCAGCGAGTTTATCCAGCAAGGACCCGCTCGAGGTGGTGATTGAGGGGAACACCCGATCACCGGACTCAATGAAGACGATGCTGATCTCAAAATAGCGCCCCATGTCCCAGCGCTCGGTGACACTCAGGCCCTCGGCCGGAACGCTGACCTTGAGCGCACCCAGGGTCGGGTGCATTAAAGCTCCCGGCCCCGCAGCTTCAACTGCCGCAACCAACGCGTCACGCTGCGCCAGGACACTGCCACCGCCATACACCAGGCTGTCGGTGACCAGAAAGCCGCTCATGCGGATGCGCCGCGTCGAGCGACCCATGTCCTCGATGTAGGGCTTGTCGCGCCCTGGGTACTCGTGGAGAGCCAGCCGACGGCCAAAGCGAGCATCGCCCCCATAGACCGCGAACGGCACGCCACGAAACGAGGCCTGGTTAAGCATTTGCGCCCAGGTCTTGTTGGAGTCCTCGGCGATCTGGACGATGTCGGAAAGTAAGCTCATACGGTGGCTCCCACACCTGAATAGGCGATACGGCTCGAAGCCTGGACGTTCCCCTCAGACTTGACCTTCGTTTTGAGCCCGTCGGGCGCGTTCTTGTGCTCGATCTCAACTTTCACGGTGCCGCCGGACTGCGCCGCCCCTTGCGAGTACGGGCCGGCAGGAGCAGGGAGGCGATTCGCGATCACATCCGCAACCGCCGCCCTTTTTGCAGCGTCACCATTTGCGTCCGCCGGGCGCTCATATTGACGAGAAATAATGTCGCCGGCCTCCCTCGCGCTCTTCGCTCTACGTAGAGAATCACCAGCCCCCTGCTCTTGGCCCTGGGTAAGCTCATAGTTAACGAACCCCAGTTGCTCTTCACGGCTCGTGCCTTGAATCGGATGCCCCGCCCATTTTGCAAATTGGTTCTGGCGATCCTGATGCCATTGCCCCATGCCATAAGCGCGTTTGCTATCACCCACAGCCTCCGGATCGAAATTACTCTCCAGGCCGAGGTTCGCGGTGATACCAGCCGCCTGCTCGCGGGTCCAGCCCTTAGACTGGAAGAAATCCATCGAGCTATTGACGCCGGCTTCATTCATACCGCCCTTGCCCTTCCAGGCCTGGCTCAATACTTCAGACCCCGATGTTTCGGGGAGGCCCTGGGCACGGTGAATACGCGCAACGTCTTTGTCTTCGCCATCGTTCAGCGTCGGGGAGTAAAGCATCGCCGCAATGCCTGCGCCGGCGGCGGCAAGCCATGCCCCCACACCCGTACCCGCTGCGCCAGCAACGGCTCCCGCACCAGCACCTCCCGCTCCGGCGCCGGTACCGGCTATGGTTGCCTCGGCAGAGGCAATCGCCTCGGCGGTTGTTTGCCAGCCAAGTAAAATCTTGGTGTAGGCCAAAATCCCCGCACCGCCTTTGAGCAGTGTCACCCCAAGCGACACGACACCGGCGATCAAGCCGGCGTTCATAACACCAACGACCAGCAGCGCGGCATTTTCCCAGCCACCCAGCCAGTCAACGAGCTTGCCGATGCCCTTGCCGAAGTTGATGATCCCCTCACCGACCGCTTTCCAATCGATCGCATTGATCCAGGTGGCAAAGCCTTCCGCCGCCTTCCCGATATTCACTGAAATCCATTCGCGGTTCACGGCGAGCCAATTGGTGAACTGGTCAATCAGAGGCTTCATGACAGGGATTAGCTTGTCGCCGATGGAGTTTTTGACGCCATCGACCGCAATCCCTAGGCCCGCAAGACTTACTGAAAATTCCTTGCCCCGCTTGATCGCGCTATCGTCCATGACGTAGCCAAGCTTCTTGACCATACCCTCGTAACGTTCGATCCCGGCCTGCCCCTCACGAAGAAACGGCAGCATGGAACCCACGCCCAGGGTATTAGCAATCAAAGCCTGCACCTGCGGGTCTTTCTCGCCAGCGATCGCATTCGCGATCGCCTTGTATTCGCCGATCACATCCTTGGAGCCATCCTTGGCTTTTTTCAGACCGATACCGAGCTTATTCAGCATCATCAGCGCACCCTGATTTCTCCCCCACTGAGCATCCTGCATAGTGGTAGCCAGGCTATCCATACTGGCAGTAGTGGTCCCGGCATCGATGCCGACCAATTTGGCGGCACCCTGAAAGCTCTGGAGCTGCCCGGTCGAAACGCCAATACCACGGGCGCTGTTGTCGATCGAACGCCCCAGCTTGGCCCAGTTAACAGCCAGCTCAGCCACGCCAGCCACTGAACCTATACCGGTGATCGCCGCCATAGGCGCAACGATATTGCTGATGCTGCGCGCGGCGCCGCCAGCTTCCTTGCCAATCGCTGTGAGGTTTTTGCCGATTCGTTCAAACCCAAGCTCACGGCCGAGACTCTTGAAGGACTTGCCGACCTCTTCGAAAGGCCGGGTCAGGCGACTGGCGCCGTCATTGACCTTGCGAAATATGGCGCTCGCCTTGTCGACGGCGCTGATGACTATTTTGAAGTCAGGCATTTGAGTTACTCGTCATGCGAATGGCCTGCTTGTTCCATTCGACCAGTTCCGCAAGGGTGAGCGACCACGCATCGCGTGGCCCCCAGCCGTAATACTTGGTCAGTTCGGCAATCAGCTCTGGCCAGCCTCCTCCGCCTGACCAGCGTCGGAAAAACCCTCGAGGAACTTGTTCGCCGCGACCAAATCGCGCTTGCTGAACTTCTCGACGACACCGCGCGGAATGATGCCAATCAGGCTGATCAGAGTGATGGCGGCACCGACAGAAGTATCAGCGCGGGACGCTTTTTCCATCTCGCCGGCGGTGGGTTCGCGCAACTTGATCTCCGTATAAGTAATTGGATCGTCGCCCTTGCCAACGATAATTGGCTTGGAAAGGGTGATGGTGATTTCGTCTTCAAACATGAATCAGTTCTCCGTTACGGAAGGGCCTTCCCACTTCACTTCGAGAGTGGCGTCGGCTGCCTTGGCTTCAGGTTGTTCGATGGTCCACATGTTGCGACCGATGATGGTTTTGCCATTGGCGAGCTCGGCCATGACGGTGACATTGGTCATCGCATTGATGTCAGCCAGGCTGAGCCCGTTGGAGTCACGAATGGTCCCAGAAATGACGCCCTGCCCTGGCTTTTCGCTGTAGCCGTGGACGTAGTCCTGGCCGACCAAGCTTTCCCGGGTAACACCGGAGACCTTGTAAGAAAAGTCCCCGACCAGCATGAAGCTCACCCCGTCAACGGTTAGGTAGCAGGTCCCGGCAAGGCGATTGGTGGTGTCTCCCATGTTTTTCTCCAGGCATAAAAAAACCGCTCAAGGCGGTCATTGACGAAAGGCCTGGGTTACAGGCGGAATTGAGCCAGCAGCGCAAAGATGCGCAATTGGTCGATAAGGGTGCCAGGCCAGAGCACATCAACCCGATTTGGGTTGGTGGAGTTTTTCTCGACGATTAGGGCCTGGGCGAAAGCCTCGGAGTCCTGAACAAAGCCGTTGTATTCGAGTGTGCCGTACCGGGCGATCACGTCACCCCGGATGATGTTTGGCGTGACGATGGCTGAGCCAGGCGCAAAGCGGGTCCCGTTGGCGGCCAGTTTGACCCTGGCATACTTGGACGTGACCAGCGACCGTAGGTCGCGCAGAACGTACATCAACAGGAACAGGGTTTCGACCTGCAGGTAACTGTCATCCGGAGCGCCGAACCCATTGACCTGATAGGTAGTGATCAGGTTCTCGATCGCCACGGTACCGTCGCTGGCAACGGTGAACGTCGAGATGCCATCCCACAGCAGCGTGTTGCGCTCTCCCAGGTCGAATCGGGATGCAGGTGGCGGCGCCAAGACGGTACTCAATGCCAGAGTCTGCAAAGGGCGCCCCGGATCAGCACGCAGTGCAACGGCGGCGGTGCCCGCCAGGTCCGCAGCCCAGATCCAGGCCGGCGAAGGCGAGTCGTAGAAGCCCATGATGCTTTCGTGCTGGTTGTTGCGAGCATTGCCGGCGGTGGCCAGCGTTGACAACGTGCCGCGCTGCGCTGAGAAGACATGCCCGTAAATCTGACTGGCGTAACTCCATCGTCCGGTCTGGTCGTTGAGCAGGTTCTTCAGCGAATTCAGTGAGGCAGTGTCGGTGTAAGGGCTGACGATGATGTCGAAGGACTCATCGCCCAGATTCGACAGCGCCGTGTCCAGCACCGGGTTTGTCGCACCCGCGGACATTTGAGTCAGGGTAAGCGCCAGCCCGTCCGGTACGGCCTCGCCACCGGCGGTGCCGAGGTAGTTCAGGCGCAAGTCAATCTCGTTGCCACCGGTACCCTTGTTCTTCGCGGTGAGCGTCACCGTAGTGGTCGCCGCGGTGGCCGTTACAGGCAGGTTGCTGGAACCGTTTACCAGTGCAGCCAGGGCAGTGGCGATATCGGACGCAGCGTCACCCGTTGTGACTGTCAAGCTGGTGAGTTGACCGGCGATGTAGAGCGAGATCACACCAGTGGCCGTCGGGCTGCCAACGATGTCCACCGTGCCCGCGGCCCCCACGGAGCCCTCAGCGTCTGCCAACGGCAAAAACCAGACCTCGCCGAAGCTGTCCGAGCCCTTGTAAGCAGCAGTCATCAGCGCCAGCATCGAACCCAAACCACCTTTCGCCTGGGCATCGCTGATGCCTTGGCCCAGCACGGGAATGCCGGGCACGCCGTTCCCCGAGTCAGTGATCTGGCCGACAATCAGCGTGCGCTGAGTCTGCGCACCACTATTGGCCTGAGAGTTGTCGACCTCGGCATAAAACAACGGAACCCGCAGGTTCGTCGGGATGTTGCTAAATGGGACGGGCATTAACTGTCACTCCCTTTGGGTGGTTCAGTGGTTTCAGGCTTATCGCCTTTAACGGCTGGGGGCTTTATTTCCACTGCCGGCACCGGTTTAGGTGGCGTGAGCGTCACGTCATAGCAGCTCAGACGCCGAAGCCAGTAGAGGTCGTTGTCTGCGACCTCTCGACCTTCTTCCGGAAGAGCGTCACGTTTGACCGGGTCACGAACCAACAACCCGGGAAATGGATAAATGCGCATGGTTACTCCTGCGGAAATTCGAACGAAAGGCCGCCCTCTGCCCGACCGTCAGGGCCAACAGTGCGCGGAGCCGGTGTAACGGCGCCAGGGAACGGCGGATCGGGATAGGAACCTGTGGGGTCGACGATGTTGATCAGGTCGCCAGTGACGTTGAACTCGGTCAGCGGCCCGATAGGCTGAACACCGGAGGTCGCCACTGGATCAAACGGAGGTTCATCTGTAGCACCTTCCAGCGGATAAAAATCCTCGGGGCCCTGGTAGAACTCCATGCCAATATCCATGACCAACTCGCCGATGTTTTGCTCGCCCTCGCCGTCCTCACGCATATGGGAACGAATGAAGGGGAACTGCTGCAGCCTGCTCATCAGCGGAGGGAAGTTGATCACCGCCATTTCAATCTGACGCTTCATATCCTCCAGCGCCAAGATCATTGCAGCGGCCGAGGCATTCTCGGGGAGTGCCTTGACCTGCAGTCGAGCGCTGATCCGGATTGTCGCCGTTACGGTGAATTGCGGCCCACCTTGACGACCCAGAGAGTCCTTGTCCTCCTCCGGCGCGTGCAACCAGATAATGGGGTAGCTGCCGTTCCATGTTGGCCAGGTCCTGGCTGCAAAAACATTGTTACCGGCGGATGTCCCCGTTTTGAGGGCCTCTGCCGTGATCTGCCGTAGTTCGGAGGTGGTCGTCATCACATTTCACTCAGCATGAGCTTGGCCCACCCGTGGCTATCAGGACGAACATCCGTCACCACAAAGCGCTTGCCCACGCTTGGGATGTACACCTGATCATTTTGAGTCGGGGGAGGCTTACTAAGAGCATCAAAAAGAGCGAGCCGAACACCCAGGACAGGCTTAGCCGAGTTGGCCCCGGTCAGCGGGTCAGAGAAATCAACGTCGCGATACGCCGCATCAAAAACACCATCGATGGGATATTTCGCGCCAAAGACCGGATAAAACATCGGCTGCTTATCCGGGCTTTTTCCTTCGCCGAACACTTTCTCAACCGGTGCCAGCACAGCACGATCCCAATCGACGGCCATGCTTATTTCAACTTCGCAGACATCAGAACTTCAGGGCGAGTGCAGATGTGCAGCGGGTAACTGTACGCCTCGACCTTCCACCACATTTTGCGTTGAGTATCGAAGATCGGCAGGATGTAGACCGGCTTGCCAGGGGTATTCACCCACTCAAAGGTCTCGCCTGGCGCGTAGGCAACCTCGAAGATACCTGGGGCACCTTTGGGGAAGAACTTCGCCTCGTTCGGCTTGACGCTGATGGTGGTTGCGTCATCGGAGCCGCGATAGTTGAACCAGTTGATCCCGCCGAAGCGCATCGCCTGAAACGCATTGCCCTGACGCAGCTCTTCCGCCGCAGCCCAGTTGTAGTAGGTCCGGGTCACGTCAGGGTGGTTGGTCAATTGATCCCAGAAATCATCACCGACCAGTGCATAAACTTCCGTGGTCGGCAGAAACGCGCCCTGGGATTTGCGGGCCATAGTGCGCACGATGTTGTTGCACATCGGGCGGATGGAGTTCGGCTTGGTTGCCGAGCCATCGGCATTGAGAGTCAGGTCAAAGACGATGTCCTTCGGCTTATCGATGCCGAATTCCTGAAACCAATCGAATTTCACTTCGCCGTCTGCGTCCAGGCATAAGCCCTGAATCGCCGCCAAGCGCTGGAACTCCCAGGTGTATTCAATGTTGCTGGTCAAACCGGTAGGGCCGTTGACCCGACGCGCGACCTCGGTCTCGATTTGCATCAGCTCCGTTTCACTGCCGAACGTACGGATGTTCTGGATTTCTTGAGCAGTGATGGTGTCGGAGTGCATCAGCCGCGGCACATCGAAATAACGTGCTTGGCGCTTTTCAGTGGTGCGCTGAGTGCCCTCTTCGCCGCGATCCGAGAACGGGATCAGAACAAGCTTGCCCTGGCGCTGCTCAACAGCAAGAGCCGTAGTACGGATCGGGTTTGGCTCGAAAATTTCAAGATCGCCGATCCCGGTCGGCTTGAACGGGTATTTCTCGACAGCGGTGGTCAGGGCGATTTCGGAAAAAATGTCCTGATGAAACACGTCCAATGAGGCCATGAAGGCAACTCCTAAAAACGAAAAAGCCCGCAGAAGCGGGCTTAGAAAAATGAGAAGGCAAACAGATCAGCGCGGAACAACGCCCTGGCTTTTCAGCGCCGCAATAGCCGCATCCTGCTGAGCAGCACTCAATGAGGGGTCCCACACCAGCTCCGAGCCATTTACCTCGGCATTACGGACAACCGCCGCTGCGGTTGCCGGGCCGTTGGTGGTGTCGGTCACGCGGTAAAGCAGCCCGTACGCAGCCACATCAGCCGATGCGCTGTTGAGCGGAGTCCAGCCACCACCGGTCTCAGCTACGACAATATTGAAACTATCGCCGCTGACAAAAGCCGCCGAACCGGCGGCAACCAGGAAGCCAATACCCTGGGAGTTGAATACCGCCCCAACGACACCGGGACTATCAGCCACGCCCTCCGCGCTGAGGTCAATCGTCCCGCCCTGAGCTGGGACAGGTTCACCATTGGGGTTCACGACCAAGAACTCAGTTTCCGAGGTCAAGGTGACGATGTAAGTGCCTGTGAGCGCCGGCGCCTGGGCAACCACGCCGGACATCGTGCCGTTACCGGTATTACCCGCTGTGGCCGTCCCCGTCGCGATGTACGCCGAGGCGACATCAGCCAAGACGGTGCCCGCCTCGACCCGGCCAAAACCTTGATTGATCAGCACCTGATCAATCGATTGATGTCCGTTTGCGAGGGAAACGATGAAGCCGCCCGCGTGCCGCTGTTCAACCAGCGGCGTCTGTGGAACATAAGACATGGAATATCTCCTGAAAATAAGTACGGACGGGACCGATCAGCGACCGCGAACCTTGGACATGGCACGGTCCCAGCGACTTTCGATGTGTGCCTGACGCGACGGCGACTGTTCACCGCCCGAACCCAGTGCAGGATTCTTTGCCGATCGGGAATGGTTGGCAGTGCTTTCAGCCGGCGCATCACGCAGGGCAGCCAGCACCTGCTTGCGGGTCATGTTGGAACCGAACGCCAGGTTGGCCGCGAGCACTGGGTTGCGTGCGGCATAACGGGAACCGAAGATGGCGGCGCAGCGCGCACGCTCGCGGCGACGAGCACTGGCAGCAGCGCTTTTGCCGTGCATTTCATCTTCGTCATCATCGTCTTCGGCATCCGCATCATCGTCGTCAGCAGCCGCTTTGCCTTGGGCGCGTCGAGACGATTTTTTGTCATCTTCGTCTTCAGCATCGCCGTCATCAGCTCGGTCCTTCTCGTCAGATTCGTCGCCATCATCGCCAGTGTCTTCGCCGGCTTTAGCCTTCTTGGCTTTGCGTGATTTCTTGCTGTCGCCGGTATCACGATCCTGCTCGTCGCCGTCGTCCGGCTCGTCGTCATCTGCTCGAGCGTCCTTGCGCTCATCTTCATCGTCGTCAGCACGAGCCTTTTTGCCACGCATTGATCCAATACCGGCCAAATGGGCGAACGAAAGCGCGCTCGCCACGCTGCGGGAAAGCTTGGACATGTGAACCTCGGTTTTAAAGGAGTTGAAACGTCAACCCAGCTCGGCGAGCAGGGAACGGAATGCCTCGTCCGGGGCCATGACGGCATCGGCGAAGCCAATCTCGACGCCAGCGGCGCCTAGAAAAGTGGTGGCCTGGGTGCTGCGTACAGCCTTGGCTGACATCCCCCGATTGCGGGCCACGGTGTTAACGAACAGTTCGCCCATGGCATCGACATCGGACTGATAACGCGACAACGCCGCATCGGACAGTGGCTTCGAATCCGCCCCGTCAGCCTTGCGATCACCGTAGTGGATCAGCGTCACATTCACGCCGGCGGCACCGAGGGCTTTCGACATATCAACGTGCATGCAGATGACGCCGACGCTGCCTGTACCCCCGGTACGAGGTACAACGATGTAGTCGCAAGCGCTCGCAAGTGCGTAGGCCGCTGAGTAGGCACTTTCGGTCAAAATTGCCCAGACTGGCTTTTTCCCTCGAGCCTTAAAGATCGAGTCAGCCAAGTCAAAGCAACCAGCCACCTCACCACCTGGACTGTCAATATCCAGGACGATGGCTTTAACTTTCCTGTCGTCGAGGGCCATGCTGAGGCAGGCGCGCAGGCCGTCATAGCCGGTCATGCCGCTATAGGGATGCAAGGTGCCAAGCTTCTGCACCAGGGTGCCGGTCACAGGGATGATCGCCACCCCCTGCACCACTTCATAGGCGCGGTCTTCCGCCGGCTCGCCGATATCGCCATCCCAGTCATCCAGCGCCACCACCCGGCCGTCGGCATGAAACAGTCGAGCGAGGCCGAAACGGTCTGCCAACGCGGCCATCACAATTTCGGCCTTCTGCGGGGTGATCGCCAGCGGTACATTGAAGAGCTTCTGGGCGAGGTGTGGGTAATTGGTCATTGTGCTGTTGGCTCTTCTTCAGGTGTCGAGGCGTTTGTAGCGTTGTCACCGAACCAGTTCGGCGGGGGCAGACCGGCCTCCTTGAACGCTTTCGCTTCGGCAGCGCGCTGCTGGATGACCTCCTCATAATCAAGGCCTTGTTCTGCGCATTCACGCTTGAGCGTGGACAAACCGGCATCCATGCCGAGGATCGCGCCCTGCTTCTCTTTGACCGGATCGACCCAACCCCGCGCGACACCCAGCCAATCGCATCGGGAATAAGCCGTTCGGGCCTCGGCGAAGTCAGGGGCACCATTGGGCAACGGCAGTTCGTTGCGATCCATCGCCTCCTGCAGCCAGCATGCGTAGGCCGGCGTAGCCGTTCCGGTTTTGAACTCGTGGTTTCGGCGCGTAAGTGTTTTCCAGCTTTCGAGCAGAGCAGCCCGCGCGCTGGAATAGTTGGTTTTCGACCAGTCCTGCGTAATCTGCTCGGCGGAAATGCCCGACGCCGCCGCGAACGTACGCGACATCTCCGCGGCGAATTCACCAAAGCCGTTATGCGGGTGAGCAGCGCCCACCGAGGTAATCGACTCACCCGGCGCCAAAGTCGGAATCCGAGCGCCTGACAACATCGCCGGGCGCTGCTCATGCCAGTCGGCTCGCATTCCCTGATAAGCAGAAAGATCATCACCACCGTCCAGCGCTTCAGCCACTTGCGCCGGATCGTAAGGGCTCGTGACGTAGGTGCCGAATGTCGCAGCGATTGTCGCGGCCTGCAGCTCAACACCGTAATACCGCGCCAGCATCTTGAAGCGCGCCAGCACAGGGGTGAAAACACCTACACCTCGGTTTTGCCCTGCGCGGTCATGTTCGAAATCGTGGATAACGCGGCGCCAGCCATCCTCGTCTTCCCGCTCGACCCGCTCCCAATCCATGCTCTCTACAGAGTTGTACCAATCGTTTTGGTGAGCCTTGCGGATGTGATAGGCCAGCGGCACGCCGTGATCATCGATCTCGACGCCACCACGCATGTACTTGCTGTCAACCATCTGAAGAGGGTTAGAAAGCCGATCCGGATCGACGACCATGAACGCAGTGGCATAGGTTGCCCGGCCATAGCCAACCCGCTCCGGCATCCAGTAGCTGACAATCAGCGAGTCACCATCAATGAGCTTATGGCGAAGCGCCAGGCGAAGCTGCTGTGAAACGGTCAACTGCCGAGACACATCGTTGTAACGGCCGATATCGTCAGCGTAACCCCGCCAAAGCGCTTCGGCAGCCCGGCGGTATTCTTCTGCCCAAACCGCGTCAAACTTGCGGTTGCCAGTCATGGCAGCCAGGGCGCGATAGTCTGGGTTGGCCGACAGGCGCATCGACGCGCCCACGGTGTTATCCAGGATGCGCGTGATGCCACCGGCGGCCAGACCATCGTTGCGTACCAGGTCGCGATGGCGCGCCACCATCCGGTCGCGGAACTGGTTAATTTCCGCGTCAGGCGAGCGAATCCAGGGCAGCCAATCGCCCATTTCCTGCGTGGCCCAGTTCGAGGCCTCGTAGGGAAAAACCGACTGCCCCGTCATGCCCTCAGTACGAAGCGTGGCATTGCCTGTAGCCTTCGGCGGCGATGGCATCAGGGGTCGCCCGCGAGAGTCGACAATTAAAGATTCAGTCGTCATCAGAACACCGGCCGGATAGCACGACGCCGGCGCATGCCCAGGGCATACAACAGCGCGTTGATGTGAGCCTGCAGCGCGCCGATATCGGCACGGGTGTAAGTCACCGATTTGGTGCCGTCGCCCTGGGTATAGCTGTACGACTCACCCTTGGCGCCAGTACTCAGCTCGTGAAGCGCTTGCTGCGATTCGGTCAGCCATTGCTGCAAGGTCGCCGGTGGGACGCCACTGAAGTTGTTGAGGCGCGGTGTAAACACGGGACTCTCCTACGCCATTCGTGAAATCGACGATCGCTTTGGTTTAGGTTTCGCCTGGGAGGCGTTTTGTGCGGCAGCTGCGGGCACGAAGGCCATCTGCTCAGCCGTTGGCAGGTGCTCGAGTGCTAACGGAATGTGAACCCCCAAAGAGGCGGCCACTTCATCTGCTCGTTTGTTGAGCTTCAGGCCCATGTGCATCAGCCCGCATAGGGCCGCGTAGGCATAAACCCGGCAGTCGAGAGCTTCGTTGGCACGCCCAGGAGGGAGCTCCCAGACTCTATAAATCTGCCCGCCAGACGTTTTACGAACCGAACGCTCCGATGTGAGTTGTGCGAAATAGTTGATATCTCGCGCTGCCGGAAAGTGCATATAGCCTGGGCCTGGCTGGGTGAGATGCAGCCGCGATCGAACGGAATCCTTAGCCGCGTTGACGCCGATGATTACGGGACGGAACGACGATTTATTGCGCTTGCTTGGTATTTTCACCGGCCACACAGGAGAGCGTTTCCCGCCAACGGCAGACTCACCCTTGATGGCCCAGACTCTCCGGCCCAATCGTGCCTTGGCGAAGTTGTAGACTTTCTGCGTGTGGTGGCCGCCGGAGTCATGACAGACCGCCATAGCTTCGAAACCCCGGCCATCACTGCGATACCAAATGCGCTGCAGATAAGCATCGAGCCGGTTCCAAGGCTCTGGCGTTTCCATGTCGCCCTCAATGATCTCGAAGTCGATGGACCAACTTTCCTCGTTCATCCCCCAGCCAACCACCTCGCACTCGAAGCGATCGCCCTGGGTATCGACGCCGACAGTAATCACCGCCACGCCATCAGGAATCTCTGCGGGCCAAACCTCGCAGCGGGCCGCAAGGCGGTCCTCCTGCAGTGCACGTTCACCGCGATCCTCGTAAGTCTCACCGAGCACCAGATTGACGAATGTTTGCCGCATGAGCGGGTCGTCTTTGACCTCAAGCCACTCTGCGACAAGGTTCCGCCAACACGCATTGACGAACAGACTGTAGGCCGCCCAGATATGGAAGCCTGCGTGGCCCTTGAACGGCTTCGTAGCACGCCATTCGCCACGTCCCACCATGTCCTCTTTGTCGGCCTCGAAGATCACGCAACCGGTGACCTTGCAGACATAGAAAACGCTTTCGGGTATCCCGATGCCGTTTTCGTCCTTGTCCCACTTCATGCCGTAGGGTGTGTCGGGGCCACCCCATTCCAGCACCTGGTATTCACCGCAGTGTGGACAGGGGACGTAGTACTTGCGCTGGTCGCTGTTGGCGTAGCTTTTCTCGATTCGGCTTTCGCCTTTAACCGTGGGCGTGCTTCCCAGGATGATCTTACGGTTCCAAAACGACTCGGTACGCTTGATACCCAGCTTGATCTGATCGCCTTCTTTACCGGCGCCCATCACCGGATAGCCGTCGACCTCATCGAATATCACCACACGGGCAGTGATACGCCGAAAACCGCCAGGGCTATTCGCTCCCACAAAGGACATCGAGGAGCCGTTACGGAACACCCTTTTGGCGATTTTCTGTTTCGAGTCTTTTTTCTTCAGGTCACCCGCGATCTCCGCCAGAACCGGCGTGTCTCGCAGCATCGGCTCAATTTCGGTGACGCTGTAGTCTTCAGCATCCTCAACCCGTGGCTGGACAACAAGAATCGGGGCCGGGTCTTGGTGAATGTAAAACCCGGCCGCGTGGTCCATGATCTTGGTATAGCCGACCCGAGCCGACTTCTGCACCGAGACCATTTCGACGGTCGGATCAGTGATCGCATCCATGATCCCATTTTGATACGGGAAGGCGTGAAAACGGCCGGTCTGGGCGCTGGTCTCGGGTGAAAGCATCGCGTACCGGTCTGCCCACTGGCTGAGGCTTAACTTAGGCGGCGGCTGAATGTTCTTGCGTCGGGTATTAAACAACCCGGTTTTCAGGGCCTCATAGCCCTCGGCATATCGGCGTTCATAAAGGGCTGATCCCATCTCCGTCACGGGTCAACTCCTCGAGCGCTTCAACAATTATTCCGTGCAGAGCGTCTTGGATCTCCAGTACGGACTTCAGGCGATGGATACGGGGGGCGTGTTCTGACGGGATGGATAGCAAGCGAGTACGCACCCTTGCGTACTCTTCACCCACGGCCCGGGTGACATCCTCGACAGCCACGACCAGCCGAGCCTCGCGGTCGTACTCAAGCTGCTCACGAAGGGCCAGGTAGTTTTCCTTTACCCGCTTCGCCTCGTCGACATTCATGTTCGCGCCAGTGGCGATCAGGATCCGGGCAGTAGCCTCTTCAACTGTCTCGCCGGGCTTAACTGTTACCCTCTTGGAGGCGTGGGTAACAGCAAATTTCTTTTCGTTTTTTTTGTTACCCCCCCCTGCTTGGGTAACAAGAATTGACTCTTGGGTAACAGCATCCAAACCGTCTCGGCGATACTTTGCGATCAGCTCATTCGACGCTTCAACATTTAGCTCACTGCCCGCAAACACAAGCCAGCCGCGCTCTTTCCACTTAGTGACCGTCTTACGACTGACGCCGTGAAGTGCCGCGAACTCGCTCTGATTCATGGGGCCGCCTTGTTACCTGTTACCCAAATTGAAAAAATTCTCAGCTAGAGAAACAGCGCGGCGCGCAATGCCCTCGATGTCGAGGGTCCCGGGAGGGACCCATGCAGGGGGGGGTACCCCCAGCCCTCCCATCGCACCAGTCAGCGTGCGGACGCTAGGGCCTTGGCCATAGCCTCGCCGAACACAGCATTGAACCGGCGATCTATCAGCGCCTTCGCTCGACTTCGGTAGTTCAACCGCTTATTCACGGCCAGCGAATCGCCGAAGCGGATCAGCAGCTTGAGGCGACCAGTTGTGTTGGCGCCGCGCCGAACCTCACCACCCTGGCGGGACCGACCTCGTTCCGCTCCCTTTGGCCGGAAGAACGCTCGCTGCCAAACACCATTGACGATGCCCGACTTGGTTTTCACCGGTCCAATGAAGATGTCCTTGCGGGCCTTCAATCTATCCAGCACCCCACGCGGCAACTGTCCGTACTGATCGAGCTTGATGTCCTTCGGGTTGAGAATCGCCTTGCTGGTACCGGGCAATACGTGGTTGCCGCCATCCTCATACGGCTCAAGATATTTCGCGGCAATCGGCCTGACGAATACGCTCGCCTTAAGCGTGTCCTTACGAGCGCCTTGCACGCCGACCGACTTCTGAGTGAATGGCCGGGGCTTCTTGAAGGTGGTGGCGATGTTCTGGATCTCGTCAGCCTGAACCTCTTTGGCCAGCGCCGTCAGCGCCTGCGCGGTGGCAAACCCGATCTGCTTATAAGCCAGAGCGGATAACGTTTTGGTCAACTCCTTAACGTTGGCACGAACTGAAATATCGAAAGGGCTCGCCATCAGGATTACTCCGTTGCGGTAGGTGTTGCGCGCAGCGTTTCAAAAGCTGCCTTGACCGCCTCGGCGCAGGCTGTTGCTTCCGAGGTCAAGTGAGCGACCTGACATACAGCCAAACGCGACTCAAGAACTGCGGATAGTGTGGACTCCACAACGTCTGGCAATGCGATGAGTGATTCCCCGATCACCCCACACGATAGGCTGTCAGTTGGATCGGCTGATTCAGGCTTAGCCATGCTGTCATGACTCCGTCAAAGGTATTTTTTGGAGTGGCGCCGGCACTTGGCCTGGCGCCTTAGGGTGAAATCGTTTAGATGGTCTTGCGAGCTAGGGCGACAGCTTCGTCCCACAGAACGGGGAGCTCATAGCCAACGGCACTCAGGATCTTTTCCAGCTTGTCGACGATGTCAGGGGCTGGAGCATCTGGGGCGTCCGGTGCTGCTTGATCCGCACCTTCAACCAAAAGAGTTTCATCAGTCATATCGTTCCCCTTAGATCTTCTTGGCCAGTGCAACCAGGTGATCCCACTCGGCCTCGATGTTGTGGCCCAGGGTCAGCAGCAGAGCCTTGAGGGTGTCGGTATTTACTGTCGGCTCGACAGGAGCTTCGGCAACAGGCGCGGCAGCAGGAGCGGGTGTTGGAGCAGCAGCAGGTGCGGCGGCGGTGGTTTCATCAGTCATGGTTGGAACCTCAGTGAATAGCTTCGCAACCCATGCGAAGGATGATTTCAGGAACTTAGGGATTTTCATGGTTGCCTCCATCAGGCGGCGACTGGGACAACACGCGGACAACAGCAACACCGATACCCAGCGCCATATTGATGGCCGCGTAGATCAACGGGTTGACGGTTCCCTGGAAGACGGTCCAGCCGATTGCGCAGGCATTGAGCACCGCGCAGGCAAGGGCGAGGCGAACTGACCAGAACCTGTGCCAGCCTCTGGCGCCTTCGATCATCTTCATGACGTACTCACAATGTGCAGAAGCGCAGGGCCGAGCCAATTCAATAACGCGATGATGACCCCGCACGCGCCAAGGCCGTAGGCAATCCGCCCGCTCATCTTGTCGATCTTGTCAGCCGTCTCTATCTGGCCTTCCTTGATCTCTTTGAGCTGGGGGGCCAGGAACGCGAACTGCTGCTCGAGTTGAGTCAATCGGACCGGAGTGTTTCGGTTCGCTTCCTCAAGTTCTTTTGTGCGCCACATCACCGTATTCATATCCTGCTCCAGTGCGCCCATGCGCTCGGGCATCGTGCGCGCTCGCGCCTTAGGTTCTGGCATTGGTATGTCTCGATAAAAAGGGCCGACATGAGCGGCCAAACACTGGAGAGCAGCGTGCAATTGAATCGGCTCCAGCAGCACTCCCCGCGATAGCAAAAGGTGTAGTGGAGCCGAAAACGGAAACGCCCACCATATTGGCAGGCGCTAATAAAATTATGGCATTGTGCTATGTTGGATTTTCACCCAATAAAGAAGGATTTTTCATGCACGCCCATATGGAACGCTTCGATGAAGTCGCATCTCGGATTCTAAGATCCCTCTATGTGTGCTTTCCAGCTTCTGCTTACCCCGACCCAACGTTGATCGGCCTAACCGAGGAGAAGCCAAACTTCGAAAACGGACGATTGAAAGCGTCGGAGGAATGGGAAAAGCTAAACAAGGAGACCTCGAGCGCGCTGGCATGGCTCGTTGACGAAAATTTCGTTCTCAGTCGTAGCCAAGGAATCGGCTTTAGTTACGTCATCACATCCAAAGGCTTGAAAGCACTTGAGCACTTTGACGACTCATGCAAAACACCACGCATCGTCTGATAGCCACGTGCAAAAGCCCAGCGTTGCCGCTGGGCTAAACAATTGTGCGCTCAAGGACCAGAAGGAGGATCCAAAAGAGTGCGGCCTTGGCTCTTTAGGTCAGCTTTCTGCTGTTGCTTTTTAAGTTCGAACGCTATCGACCTAACCTTACCTAACGTCTGTTTCGGCGGTTGCTTTTCATTATCTAAATGAAATTGAAGGTTTTTCCGAAAGTCTTCTGCCATCGCTAATGACGGAAATACACCATATATACGATCACCGTAAAAGACGGCCCACACAAAACCATCAACTGTGTTGAACATTTTTCCATAGGATGACCAAGGCTCAGCCAAATCATCAACATGAAGCATATAAATCACCAAACTAGACATTCCACCTCCTCAAATACCCTTACCTCATAGAGTGTTCGAGTCTAGCCGGAATAGACATAAAAAAACCCGACGCAATGGCCGGGCTTTCGATTTGGTGTCGCGCTTGAAAAGCTGAACACGGTGCCATGAAAACAGTTGTTTATCCGCGTGGAAAGGATTTTCTACGCAGCTTCGCGAAACACCTCGATAGCGCAATCAACCCATGCCACGCCGGCCTTTATCAGTTCGCGAGCCTTGGCTTCACCCATGTCATTTTCGCGGGCAATTCGAAGTGCCGGCCACTTCGCGCCGAAGTACAGCCAGATGAAGTTGCCCATCTGCGCGTCCCGCGTGGCGAGCTTGGCCACCGCCCGATCCACCACCAGGGCCACGTCATCCGTAACACAGTAATTCTTGATGCCTCCCTCGGTGACGTTGTTGTCCCGGATGAGAGCATAGAGTGGTGACACGTACCGAGGTACGCCCATCCCATCCATCCGCCACCAGCCCCATTGCTCCAGCAGGTATTCAGTATCGCCAAGTGGCTTGTTGGTGTAGGTGCGCTTCTTCATGCGGCTTTCCTCGGGTCTGGATCACTCAGGCCAAACAGGTCGCGCAGCAACCGGTCAGCGGGTTTGTTCTTTGCATTGCCCTCGATCAGAGCGCTGTCCGAAGTCATGGAACCCGATCTGAGCCCGACTGCCGTGCCAACTGGCGACCATATCCAACAGGTAAGCCAGCGCACTCTGCCCGCCGAATTTGACCTTGGCCAACTCGTCACCAGCGATCTGCAGAAAGCGCCTCTCTGGATCGCTCATACTTTTGCGCGGCAATGCCGCCGTTACATTACTCATTTGCGGCACTCCCGAGGCTTTTACAAACCTCGCCCTTAACAAATTGTGGTTCTGGCTCGCAGGCCCCGCCGTTCAAGGCGTCTACGATGTTTTGCGAATCTTCATATCTAACGTCTGTCTGCTCGTGGATCGCCTTGAAGCCGCGTTCGTCTAACCAGTCGTGCCACTTCACCAGCGCCAGACGACGCTGCTCTTTGGCCTGGGTGTTGATGTAGGTGGAGGCGATCTTGCCCAGCGAGTGGTTCAGCAGCATCTCGCCAATGTGACCATCGACGCCGAGGTCAGTCCAGGCGGTACGGGCCACCTTGCGCAGGTCGTGACTGGTCCAGGCGCCCTGACCCAGCCGAGTGAAGACGGCGCTTGCCTGGTTGTCGCTTAGAGGCTTGCCATGGCGTGACGGGAACAAGAAAGCCCCTTCATATCCCTGGGCGGTCTGACGGTCACGGTAACGACGCAGCAGCGCGGCAACCTGGTCGGTCAGTGGGACGCGCAGCTCGGTCTTAGTCTTGGTGTGTTCGGCCGGCAGGAACCACTCGCGTTCTGTCAGCGCAATGTCGGCCCAACGGGCCTGACGGGTCTCGCCGATCCGGGTGCCGTGGCACAGCATCATCAAGGCCAGCATGGCGTCACCCGGTGCGCTGTCGAAGCGCTCAGCCAGCAGTGCCACCAACTCAGGCAACTGAACATCCCGCAGGCGTGCGGCCTTAGGCTGGATGCGCGCCGTGGTGAAGTTGCTGAACTTGAGCTCAGCCATCGGATTGAAGGGGATCAGGTCCAGTTTGCGCGCCTGGCGGAAGGCCATCGACACCAGTCGGTACAGCTGCTGGACGTACGACAGGGACAGCTCTTCCTGGGCAGGCCACATCAGCAGCTTGTCCAGGGTCTGCGCGTTTACGTCGGTGATCAGCAAATCATCCAGGCGCGGCTTGAGCTGGCAGCCAATCGCAGATTTGATGGCTGACCGACGCTTGCCGCCCAACGACCGCGACTTGGCCATACGGTCACCGAACCAGTCCAGCAACTCCCCCACGGTCACCCAGCCGGAAACGCTGGCCGCGCCGTCGGCAGCCACACGCAGGCGCACTGCCGGCAGTGCAGCGATCACCTGCTTGGTGTTCAGGTCGGGAAAGCCACCGATGCGGTGCCAATGGCGCTTGTTGAGCAGGTACCAGGAGCCGCGCGTGCGATTCTTGGCGAACCGGAAGTGCAGCGCCGGGTGACTGGCGTCCCGCAGATCGCGCACATGCTCAAGCTTGGCATTGCGAACAATCTCGGCATCCGACAGCTTCACCGTCAGGGTTTTGATTTGGGTGCTCAAACGCTCACCTTCCCTTCTTTGATCAAAATGGCCTGAGTACGCATGACGCCCTCGGCGAGAAACAGACGGATCTCGTACTTGGTCAACTGCCCGGGCGCACGCAGGCGTCCATCGGCAATGTCGTGGCAGTACGCGCAGGCCCAGGCGCCCTGGAAGTCATTTGGTTTCATGCCCATGCCGCAGGTGCCGGCCAATCGGTAGTGCGCCAGCACTGTGGTGGACGGTTCGCACGAGCAGCCCGGGAAACGGACCTGGCAGTCGCGATCGCGCGCAGCCTTGGTGAGCTTGCTCATCAGAATTTTTCCTTGCTGTAACGACTGGCCATGCTGGTGACCTTCTGAGGTTTCTGCGGCTCAACCCATCCCGCCGCCAGTTGCTCGAACCGGCTGTACTGACCCAGGAACGCCGTTCGAACGGTACCGGTTTCGATATCCCGGCCCTTGCCGATGATGATTTCGGCAATGCCTTTCGCTTCGGAATGCTCGTGATAGACCTCGTCGCGGTACACGAACAGGATGATGTCGGCGTCCTGCTCAATGGCACCGGATTCGCGCAAGTCAGAACACATTGGGCGCTTGTTCGGGCGCTTCTCGCATTCGCGAGAGAGCTGGCTAAGCAAGATCACCGGTATGCCCAGCTCACGAGCCATCAGCTTTGCCGTACGGGTCATGTGACTGACCTCCTGCTCGCGGCTGAACGTGCGCGAGTCGGATTCGACCAACTGCAGGTAATCGATCACCATCAGATCCAAGCCGTATCGGCGCTTGTGGCGACGTGCGGCAGCGCGCATCCGGTTCATCGACATTGACGCGCGGTCAGAAAGGTACAGGCTGGAGTGCTTAAGCTTGCCTGCGGCGCTCATCAGCTCAGCACCATGGCTGTGTGGGGCCTTGCCGTTTTTGATCAGTTGCAGCGGTATGCGCCCTTCGGACGCCATGAAACGGTCCATCAGGCCCGTGTTATCCATTTCGAGACTGAATGCCATCACGCTCTTGCCCTCACGAATTGCAGCGTGGGCTGCGATGTTCATGGCCAGGGTGGTTTTCCCCATAGCTGGACGGCCGGCGATAATGATCAGTTGGCCAGGCTTGAGCCCCTGCAGTTTTTCGTCTAGGCCGGGAATGCCAGTGGATAGCCCATCAATCTCGTCACCTCGGTCGGCTCGGGCCTGAAGCACCTCGATGTAGTCATCCAAGATGTCCTCAGCCTTGATTACCTCGGACGTGGCCGACTGGCTATCGACAGCCTGGGCCTCAGCCTGTACCGCTGCGACTTTGTCCGCCGTGGGCTGGTCGCCATAAGCGATGTCGTTGATCCGAACGCTCAGCTCAAGCAGTGACCTATCCAGGCTGCGCTCGCGTACGGTGCCGGCGTAGGAAGCGGCGTTCGCAACGCTCGGGGTGTTGCGGGCGATATCGGCGGCATACGCGAAGGCGGGAGCCCCACAAGGTAGGTCGCCGACGCGAGCGCCGATAGTCACGATGTCAACTGGCTGGCCGGCGCCATGCAAGTCCAAGATGCCGCGATAGATGGCGGCGTTGTCCTCGTAGTAGAAATCCTCGACCGCCAGGTCAGCACTGAGCAAGTCGATCAACTCGGGGCGCAGAAACATCGCACCCAACACGCCATGTTCGGCCTCAAGGCTGTATGGATCACGCATTGAAATTACCCTCGATGACCTTCACGAAGTTGGTCGGGGCGATAAGCCAGTCAAACACCGCGCGGAACGGTTTGCTGTTTCGCCCTTCGGTCTGGCCCATCAGGAAGGGACTAGCACCAACCAACTTGAAGAAGTCCGACCAGAAATCGAGATCCTGGTGAACCACACTCTCATTCCACCGGGCGTTGAGAGTTGCGATACGGGCCTTGGTAATCATCACCACCCGAGGGAGTCCGGGAAGAGTTTCGTTGAACAGATCGACGATGGCCTGGGTCGGGCATTTCGGCTTCACGGCTTTCGACAAATTTTCAGCAGCACGAAGAGGTGATGGTTCACTTGATGGTTCTATTACGGTTCTGGGTGCGGCTGCTGCGGGGGGGGTGTGCTTCTCCTGCGGGGGTGGTGGTGCTTCTCCTGCGGGGCGCATCTCCTGCGGGGGTGCATATGCTGCGGGGGTTAGGGTGTACATAGTCGAGCGACCCATGCGCTCGCGAAATGACAGAATCCCGGTTGTGCCAAGCCACTTGATTGCCGACTGGACCGTGCGCTCTCCCAGGCAGGTACGCTCAGCGATACGAGCTACCGAAGGCCAGCAAACGCCCTCGTCGTTTGCATTGTCAGCCAGCGATATCAGAACAGCCTTCTGCGGGCCGCTCATGCCTTGCAACGGCCAGCACAGGCTCATGATGATAGTGCTCATGCAGATGCATCCTGCGAATGGGTAAGCGATGCTTTCAAATGATCAAGGCACTCTCGGCTAAATTTAAATTTCGACTCGCGGGAGTACTGATAACGAACCTGTAACGCCGCATACATAGCGGCCGATTGGTGAGTGATGCAGTGAAGCGACACTTGCTGTGTTTCGTATAAGCGTGTCGCGACACTGAGGGGATTGCCGGGGGGGGTGATCGTGTTCATAATGGCCCCTGAAATGTTGTGAAGAAGCCGGTCTAGCCACCGGCTTTTTTGTGCCTGCGATTCAGGCGTTGTAGGTGTCCGGCGCATCCGTGGTAGCTTTTGCTTTCCACAGAAAAAGGCCCTGGAGGCCGGACATATGAAATTGGATAGAGAATTTCAGAAGCGCATTCTTGAAGCCTGCTCCGAGGCTTACCCGGGGTTCATTTCGCATGAGAGCTGGAATGAACTCACAGACCAAGTCGACGAACAGACGCTCGGTGCGAACCTCGTCTACCTCTACCAACATGGACTCATGGAAAAGGCCGTTGACATGGGGGTAGATGGGCACTACAGCTTTAATCTTGGAGGCATGCGCTGCACCCAAAATGGAATGGACTTTCTCGTCGATGACGGTGGTCTCGGCGCCATCCTGGGTGTCGTCACGATCAGGATTCACGGAGATACGCTCCGGGAGATCCTAGAAAGGAAAATCCTTGAGAGCGATACACCGCCAGCAGAGAAGAGTCGCCTCGTTCAAGAGCTGAAAGGACTCTCTGTCGAGGCCATAAAACACCTGACATTGAAATTACTGGACAAGGGACTGGAGCATCTGCCGGGAGCAGTTGCGCTAATTGGTACGTACCTTCAGCAAAATTTTCGGTGATACCGGTTTTCGCCAGCTCAAACTTGACGTAACCCATCTTCGAGCGCTGCCCGCCAACCTCCCCCCACAGCTCGAGCCAAAACTCAGGGATGGTCAGCCCCGCAATCGAGGGAATGATTTCCGTGCTAGCCGGGCTGCAACGCCCAGCAAAGGAAACCTGCACGACTTGGCTTTGCGTGATCTCGGTTGTCATCCCCTTCTCCGTTATCTATTTGGTTGGGTGATTCCGTCTTACCGTCGGAACGCTTGAATGGTTCCGCTCATGGCTCTTGGCCTTGTCCTTCTGGTCAGCTCCTGCTGGATTCCAAGCTTTGCCAGTTCCGCCAGGGTCATCCCCCGCTTCGCCGCCTCAACCTCCAGCAATCGAATCTCTTCCGGATCAAGCAACTCCCCAAGCTCCATGCCTTTTTCTTCCGGCATATCGCCTCCAGTCCCTACGCGGTCCCTATTGAGTCCCTACGGATTCGCTTCAGGCTGCGCGGTCGTCGCGAATAGACTTACCAACAAGATCAAGGAGCCAGGACTTCAGGACTTCGCGGGCCAGGACAGACTTTTTCGTTCCATGGATCTGCGCGGCGTAGTCCAAAAGACCTTCGTACTTGTCATCCAGCAAAACCTTGATCTGGTTAACGTGCTTTTCGTTTGAGCGTGGTTCGTCTGCCATTGGTGAGGCTCCTTGGTTGTTCGAAGGGGTTAGGCGGCGGATTTCTTTGGGTGTTTTTGGGGAGGGAATGCGTCGTCTAGCCCGCATTCCGCACCAAGGGCATTCAGTGCGCGGACGATAAGACGAGCCTCACTAAGGCCAGGGCTTCGCAACCCCGACTCATAATTCGCAAGGCGGGATTGATTCCAGCCGAGCGCCCGACGCAGTGCGGCCTGAGTAATGCCAGCCCTCTCGCGGATCATTCGGACCTGATTCATTTGGCACTCCTTCATAGATAATCACAGGATAAACACGTTACGTGTTATTTACAAACACAATAAGTGAAAGCCGGGTATTTCAATACGTGATTGAATTCTGCAAATGAATGAATCAATCGCACAGCGCATTAAGCGCGTCAGAGGTGTTGCTGGAATTTCTCAGGCAAAGCTTGCGGAGTCGTGTGGGTGGTCGCAGTCCCGCGTGGGAAATTACGAAGCAGGGACGCGAGAGCCTTCCTTAGCGGATATCGAATCCATGGCGAAAGCTCTAGGAGTAGATAAGTCAGAACTTCTTATGGATATGCGCCCCGTGGACTCCATGCGGCAAGGCCTGACATCAGGCTCGCCTAGCGGCGTCTCCTCTGTCGAGATCGTTAGACAGATGCTCGCGAAGCATGGCAAAAACCTGACGGAAGACGCTCGAAGGATGATCGCGGCCGCGGTAGACGAGACTGTCAGGGAGGTGAGCACTGGCAACGTCATAACTGTCGATTTCTCTCGTCATGGCCAAGTCGGAGACGAGGTCTGGATCGCGCACTACGACGTTCGAGCCGCTATGGGCGGTGGGCAGATCCCGCACGAATTCCCGGAAATGCTCCAGGATATAAGGGTCAGCCCCAAACATCTGCGCGAGATGGGCGTCACGTTCAAAGAGCACTTCCATCTCAAGATGATTACTGGGTGGGGCCAGTCCATGGCCCCGACGATCAAAGATCGCGACCCCTTGCTCGTTGACATCACCATCAGGGAGTTCACTGGGGACGGTATCTACCTCTTCTCTCACGACGAAATGCTTTACGTGAAGCGCCTGCAAAAGAAAGGTAAGGATCGCTTCAAGATGATCTCGGACAACAAGCACCACGACCCAGAAGACATCCGGGTGGACGACACCCACATCCTGGCACGGGTGCTTTATGTATGGAACGGACAACCGGTATGACTCCATGCCCCTCAAAAAACCCAACCAACAACTGCGCCGCGACTTGAAAGAGGCCGCAGCCCTTCTGAAATGGGCAGGCGTTGATTTATTTGTCGTGGCAAAGCAAATGCTGGCCGCAGGCGATGAGCCGGGTGCGAACGATTTGATGAAGATCGCGCTGAGCTTTCAGGAGACTGAGGATAGGTTGCAGGCGTATGCGGATGAGGTGAAAGCGGGAAGGATTGTGCGCGTGGAAAGCTAGAGTAGAAGGCACAACGAATCTGGTCACTCGACCATCACAAGGGGGCGAATCTGGTGACAACCATCAAGTTCAGTTACAGGGATGCAAAGGGCGACTTGAGTCAGCGCGAGCTGATCCAATGGTCAGAGAACTCGCTCTACATTCAGGGAAGGTCTGCTACTGACCCATTCCCAAAAACCTTCAGGAAAGACCGCATAGTTGAAGTTCACTTTGGTGCCGAGCTGCTGCTGAATGACGCCGCGCCACCAGCTCCAACCTTGCTGCCAAAACCACGTCCAGCGGCCATAGCCGGATCGGGCGCTCCTCCCCACCATCCACAACCAAAGGTACCGCCCGGCGGCATTAACCAAATTCTCTTCACTGGTTTCGCGGCTGCACACCGGGCTGAGCTTGAGCAAAAGGCGCTGGATTCAGGGCTCAAGGTTATGAGTACGCCTGGCAAAACGCTGACTTTTCTCTGCTATGGCGATAACGCCGGCCCTACTAAGGTTGCGAAAGCACAGGAGGCCGGAGCCTTCATCATTGATGCTGAGCAGTTTTTGAGTTTGATAATAACTGGTGAGATGCCTTAGCTGGGATGGTGGCGGGATTACACACTGAAAACTCCGGAGGATCGGCAGCTCCGCTGTACAGAGAGCCCGCCATCGAGCGGGCTTTTTGTTGTCCATCAGAAAGGCGCCGGATCTTCTTCCTGCTCAAGTTCAACCTCCCCCCTCCCCGCCGTCTCCACCTCCTGCGGCTCCCATCTCACCGTCACGCTGCCGTCGTCATTAAGCGTCAACTCAAGCTCGTCCGTGTCGGCAATCACGCCCAAAACCTCCTCCCACTCTCTATCTCCATCCGCGTCTAAGCGATGGATCCTCACCCAGCGCTGAGTCTGTGCCAAGGGATGATTGATCATTGCCGAAACGCGCAATCCCAGTCGCTCCACACCAGCCATCTCTTGCCGAACGGCCGGTTCCAGATGCTTCTTTGTCATGATTTCCCGCCTTCATTATTGCTGTATATGCATACAGCTCAGCAAAATCATATCCCGCGAAATTAGAAACCTTAAGTGAAAGGTCGTGTGCTAATTGACACAATCAAAATCACGTTTCGTGTTGACTAATAAAACACAATACGTGATAGTTCGCCCATCGCATCAACACACCTACTGCGAAGGGCCTCCCGCCCGCCGCTCTTTGGTTTCACCCCTTGCCGGATCACTACCGGCCCAGATCCAAGGCAGCGATGAACCGGCCTAAACGGTTCAGAGGGTTGGCAACTGACCCGGGCGTGCAGCGTAAAGCGCCAAGAACAGTTATCCAGCGGGAGAACAAGCCGAAAGGCCCGCGGCTGGGAGAACATTTGATTCAAGCCGGTGACCGACGCCAGTCGCGGGTCACGGAGGAAGTTTTCACTGATGCACCTGGTTACCCGGGTGCATTGGGAAAACAACCGGAGCATGAGCATGGACAAAGTCATCCACATCACTCTGCGCGGCGAAATGCAGGTATTTGCCGATGAGAGCCTGGACGCCTGCATCCAGGAGGCAAACAAACTCAACGCTGAGCGTGGATACACCAGCGGCGTTCGCGTCGTTGAGTGCGAAGACGGTCATCGAATGACGGCGGCGGACTGCAAGGCTGCTGCCCGATCTTCGCTATGAGCGCGCGTCGAGCTATCAACAAGCGTGTTCAGATGGTGCGCTTGCTTTCATGGACATCTCGAAGTGCAAGCCACGCCAAGTAGAAGCCCCCCGTGCGTCCGCAGAACAAGCCGACCGTAAACCCTGATGCGGCACCAGCAAGGGCGAGCATTTCCACAGTGGCCGAGAATTCTGGATGCACGGCAGCTTGATAACCGATGAAGTATTTCACGGCAAAAAAGAGAAGCGAGATACCAAGAACTTTCCATGTCCCAGGAACGATCAGGTGCTTGCCCTCCTCGTCCAAAGTCAGTCCGCGTCGAGGAAATAGCGCAAATGCGACTAAGCCACCTAAAAGCATTCCCGTGAACCAACTGCCCACGGTCAACCCAACGCTGTCCGCGTAGCTGAGAGAAAGGAGTGACCAGACCACCAAAACAACCGGTGTAATGATCAGCGACCGCTGACTTTCACGACTGGTTTTCCGGGCACTAAAACCGTAGTAGCAGACTAAGAGAAATGCGCCGTAAACCCAGAGTGGCGTGCCTTCCAGAGCATCGAGCATTGTTCAGCTTCCCTGCCAAAGTTTGTGGTCGGATGCTGGCATAGCCTCGTAGATGTTGCCACTTATTTCAAACAAGACGAGCGCCCTCAAGAGGCTGCATCGGAATGTCGGCGGGTCATGAAAAAAGCTGAGCTGGATTGGCGAGCAATGCGATACACCCGGACGCAGCCAATCGTCACAGTCAGGACCGACATTCCAATGCAGCTTCGATAGGTGGCCACTGCCGGAAGGCTTCGCCCATCACCCTAACAGGCAGCGGAAAGCAGGGCCGACGATGTCACCGCGCATCAGCCGAAAGGCAGGCTCAACCCAAATGAAGAAGATCATCGCAGGCGAGTCCGAGGGCATAGCTGACCAGACTCGACACATCCCGGGCAGTGCCGGGCGCCTGCACCCTTCCCCACCTCTATTACGTCAGCACTCCTCCCCCGCGCCCAACGGCAACCAGCAGGCGGTCAGATTGCTGACAAATAAATGCAACCCACCATAAGGAATCGTGATGAACCAAACCATTTGCCAAAAACAAGCGGTCCTGCAGGCGTTGCGGGATCGGTTTGCACTGTCCACCTCGGAGATGTACGTGATGATCGGTCGCGAAGAGCCAGTAAAGGTGCCCCGCTTCAACGTGTTGCCGCTCGGCAAGAACACGTTCGACGTTATCGAGCGGTCCACTGGCCGCTCCCGCGGTGCACGCCTGGGCCACGACTGCGCCTGCCAGTACGCAGAGGAGCTTGAACACATCGCGGACTTCACTGACGCGGTGAAATCCACATCGAAGCGCTTCGGGGTCCGCCTTCTTCGCTGGGCGATCGGCTTCGTAACGCTGCTGGCGGTGTTCGCCTACTACGGTGCGCAGCAATGATCGGCGTACCAATGCCCAACCCTCGAAACTCGATCATCACAAACCTGAAACAACAGTTTGACCATCTCCTAGCTGCCTCCGACAATCTCCGCGCCTTCCATATCGACAACGACGCCAGCGGAATCATGGACCGAGTCCAAGGTTTCATGTGGATCAAAGGTCAAGATGTGGCACGCCAACATGTTCTGCCATGTACTCGAGGTGGTCGGCCAACAGTTCTGATAATTAGATTTTAAACGCGACGATTGCATTGATAACGCTAGAGGAAAATCTATGGCGACTCATGCTTTTGATGGATGGGTGTGAGGAAAAACTTCTGAGCAAGGGGGCATGATCGCGCCCCCAATTGCGCCGCCTATAAAACAAGAAAAACAAAACCTCTAACTACAAATAAACATTATTCATTGATCAGTTTTGGCGCGTGAATTAGACCTTCTTTGAGAACTCCTAGCCGCTACATCCTCCGGAAGCAATGCGGGCTCCAAGGCGGACAATGTATTATTAATTATAGCCATCTGTGTGCTTTTCAGAGCAGCGTTATATTTCAAAACAACATCAGGATCTGGGTTTTTATTTTTCGAATATTCATCGAGATCAGTAGATAGATGCTGAAACTGCGATTTCAGCTTTCTTTTTACAAAATTATACCTAACATATCCAACAACAATAGAAAACAAATTATTTAATAGAAGCGCCAGCACTGGAGTAGCGTAAATCATTAGATGTTTTGCATCTGAACCCTCGGGGATTTTTTGTACAAAAAACAACATAACTCCACCGATAAGCCCTGCAACGGTATCAGATAGACTAAGAGGAGTTTTTTTGGCAGACGATTCCGACATAACGCCTCCTATCAAACCAAAGCTTCTGGAAATTTATCATAGGCATAGTCGTACGCTGACAAAATAGCCGCTATATAATTCTTCAAAATCGCTTGGAAATCTTCGTCGCGATAAATGAATCCTTCGCACGATAAATGTATGCCATCTTCTTTAAACCAGCACTTAACTAGCCTGTAGTTTAAGTTTATATATTGAATAACTGGAAAACGAATATTCGCCTCGTCCTCAGTCGGCTCAGGGACGTGAGCAGCGAATTCCAACATGATAAATTCGGGGAGTTTAGAATCAAAAGCCAATCTATACGCGTATCCATTTTCGTACTTAAAAAAAATGCAGCTATCAAATACCTTCTCGATAGTCCCGCCATTTTTTAGAAGCAAAGCTTCATATTTTGTTGACAACCGTCCATCACTATTTACACTCGTCATCTGCTTTACTCCACATTGAAAAACCTGTGCAAATTATAGGAAAACTTCAAATAGCTCAAATTTGCCTGATTTTGAGCAGCCAAAAGCCATCCGAAAGCGCACCACGATGTATTTCATGCGCCTAATAGCCCGCATCCAACAACGAAAATGTCAAACCTGGTTCGCACTGCCGGCCAGCGGAATAGAAGAGGTAGGCCATGGCCAAATCAGCACAAGAACGGTCGGCCAAGGCTGCGCAAAAGCGGCTGGCAGTAGCCGAGAAGGAATTGCGGCACAAGGTCAGGCCGGGTATCGAGCAGGCCATGGAGCGTATCCGGCTACGCGGCCAGATGCCGATCATCAGCGAAGTCCTGCAGATCGCCATTATGAAGATGGACTTGATGGCCGACGGCGATCTGATTGAGCTCTTGCGATATCCACGCCACGAAATCGTGATTAGCGAAAATGTGGCGTGGGAATTTCAAAATCAGAGCCTGATCTGAGATTCGAAAAAACCAGGCGATGAAATTGTTAGTCCATAAACCATCTGATCGCTCCGTCCCTGAATGAACTTTACTTATTAGTGTATGCGGCTTCTCTGATTTTTAATGCGAGTTGGTTTTCACCTAGGGACAATACATCTGCATGAGCCACATGTTCAAAGTTCAGCAGCCGCTGAACATCCAAATTATCAAACAAAGCATACTCATTTGCAAAACGATTGAACTTCCTCCCCTTCTCACTAAGGCAATTGTAAAAAATGAAAACTAGCTCATAGTCAGATAACAAAGAGCGCATGACCGCTCCTAAATGTTTTCTTTGCGAAGGATCCACCCCATCAAGAAATCTAAATACAGAATAAAGACTTCTGAAGTAAAGACCTAAATCCCCCTGATGAGATCTGTATACCTTTTTAAAAGCTTCAACTCCACGAATGATATCTGGCTTGCCTTGAGATTCGGGGCTCACAGCGACGTACCGCGCCTGCATTTTTCGCTTCCAATCGCGAAAGCAATCTCGTCCCTGTATCGTATGGGCATCGGGACCACTACGATGCAAATCAAAACCTTGGACAACTTGCTGCTGAAGAGCAAGCATATTGTAAAACTGTGACTCTGTTTGCTGCTTAGTGTTTTGAATATGGCTTTCCTTTAAATCCTTTCTCTGAAAATAAAGCGTGATCAGTACACCAGAGAACGCTAAGCCGGAAAAAAGGGCATTCAGGGCGCCAAATGCATCTCCAAATGTCCCACTACGAACCCCCTTTAAATCAGTAATGTCCTCCGGCGAGGAATAACCCGAGTACAAAAAAAAGTAATAGCCAACATATGCTATTAATACTGCCAATACACCACCAGCAATCATTATTTCAGCACTAATTTTTTTCTTCATATACTTATACCCACCTGACCCGGCTCCATGCCGGTCACCCGTAATACCCCAACCAAAACCAAATTGCCACCACCGGCCACGGAGGGCGGCGCCTACCTGAGGTAAACGCAATGCCCATTCTCCACAGCGTAATCCACAAGATCGACAAGAAGCCCGACGGCACCCCGGCTGCTCTGCACCTGGCCGGCGCCGAGCAGAAAGATAGTGGCGCCCGCGACGATTTGATGAGCCAACTCAACGAAAGCTACAACGCCACGACCGGAAAGTCCTGGGGCTTCTTCCATGCTGAATCGGGCGCTCACCCTCTGAGCAGCTGGCTTTCCAAATACATGGCGGGCGTAACTAACTTCCTGGCGTTCAGCACCACGGCCGTCGAACACCTGACTAAGCTGATGGAAGAGTCGACCCCCACCACCGGTGGGCACGCCCTCTTCTGCCACTACCAGCAAGGCCTGACCGATTACCTGGTTATCGCTCTGGTTCAGGAAACCGAAGCGGTGACCATGACAGAAGAGCTCGCCCTGATGACGGTGAAGCGCCTGGACCTGGACCATATCCGCCTGGCCGCGCGCATCAACATCAGCGAATGGCAGAACAATCCAAAGTCGAAGCAGTACATCTCGTACCTCAAGGGCAAGCAGGGTCGCCGGATCAACGAGTACTTTCGCGACTTCATCGGTTGCCAGGAAGGGATCGACGGCCCAGGCGAAACGCGCACACTGCTGAAGGCGTTCAGCGACTTCGTTGAAAGCGAGGATCTGGGCGAGGAATCGGCGCGGGAGAAGACGAACACCCTGGTCAGCTACTCAATGGCCCAGGCCAAACTGGGCGAGCCAATCACCCTCGACGAGCTTTCGGGGCTGATCGACGAAGACCAGCCGCGCAGCTTCTACGACTTCATCAAGGCCAAGGACTACGGGATTTCTGAGACCCTGCCGCCGGACAAGAAAACCCTCAACAAATTCCGGCGTTTCACCGGCCGGGCCGAGGGCATGTCGATCAGCTTTGAGGCGCACCTTCTGGGGGACAAGATCGAGTTTGACGAAGCTGGTGGCACGCTGACGCTACGAAACTTGCCGACCCAGCTCACTGATCAGCTCAAGCGCGCAGCGGCCTAACATTGAGTGTGCGCCGCGCAACAAACCTCCGGCACTCCTTAAGCCTTCAAGGGGATCAGGTCCAGCACCAGCAAGTGCGCACTGTTTATCTCGTCGCAAGCCATTGTGATGTAGGGGTAATCGACCTGACGATAATGGCTGTCACCAAGGATCTGAGCATTTGCCTTCTTTACCAGCGAAGTCAAATCAAGTCCGCTTTCACCTGCTGCTGCGATCACTGATACCAGCGCTTGCTGAAGCGCTATTTCCCGTTGCGTACTCATCATTACTCCTTGATCCGGCTCCATGCCGGTCACCCGTAATACCCCAGCCGAAACCAAATTGCCACTAGCGGTACCGGAGGGCGGCACAATCGGCGATTCATTCGGCCTTTTCGTAAACACCATCTAGTATTTCTTGCATACGAGGTACGAACATCGCCTTGACCTCTTCAACATCTTCAAATTCATTAATCGAGAGTTCAAGCGCTAAGACCTTGAACGCTGCTACCTTCTTCCGATCCTCGTCAGCCCTTGCTCTGTACGACGCAGCCGCAGTAATGCTGTTCAAAATAGAGCTACCATCTGAGCCAGCCTTCTCAGCTGCAGCCAACTTCTCATTGGACTCAAGTCTAAACTCGGAGCTGAAGCTTTCCACAACATTGAGAATAGTCGCCTGATAGGCTTGGACTCTAACCCTATTTGCTTCCGACTTTGCATGCAGCAGTTGCTCATCCTGCTTCAGCGCTGCGGCACGCTGAAGCGCCATCAGCTCCGTGAACTCCTTTTTTTGAGTCTCCAATATATCGCGCTGCATATACACAGTTTTAAGCACCGCGAGCAACGTTACAAAGGAGACTAGTGGGCCGAATATACCCCCAATATAACCACCAAAGTTAGACCACTCGCTGGAAGCAACAGCCAAACTACTTCCAAACTGGAATCGATATAAAAGAACTGCGACAAGAACCGCTAGAGCAATACCAAATACCGAAAACAATAGAAAACTTAGATACCTATCTCGTGTACTTCGCTCGGTATTTACCATGCACTTCTTTCCCTAGAAATATTTTGATCAATCTTCCTCTAATTTAACGAATCACGCCAGCCGGCGAGGCAATCGGCTGCCTGGAGCAATTATGAATCCCTACAAGATCACCGGACCAGCCCAGATCGGCGTCAGCGGAGGCCGCACAAGCGGAGAGATGCTTCGGAAGATTCTCGACGCCCACGGCGGAAAGCTCCCTGCTGATGTTCACGCCGTCTTCCAGAATACCGGCAAGGAAAGCGAAAAAACGTTGGTGTTCATTGATCAGATCGACAAACGATGGAACGTCGGCATCGTCTGGATGGAGTGGTGCCGAGTATACGGCCAGCCTGACGATGCACCGTGGTACAAGCTAATGAATTTCGAGACGGCCAGCCGTAACGGTGAGCCCTTCACGATGATGCTCGAGTACTACGCGGCATACCGAAAAGACGTGAAGAACCTTCCTCCGGTGTTGCCGAACTTCTCGAACAACATGTGCACGGCGTACCTGAAGGTGAAAATAGGCGAGAAGCACATGCGTGCCCTGGGCTACGACGAGTGGGACTGCGTTGTCGGCATCCGCTACGACGAGCCTAAACGCTATCACCGCATGATGGCTGCCAACGACCGCGGCGGCACGCGATGGGACAACCTTTGCCCCTCTTACACCGCGGGCATCACGAAGGAGGACGTCGCAGAGTTCTGGAAGGCCCAGCCCTTCGATCTGGGCATGGATTCAGACTTCGGAAACTGCGACCTGTGCTGGAAGAAAAGCGAAGGAAAGCTGATCAAGACCATCATCGAAGACCCATCCAGGGTGATCTGGTGGTCGGGCGCCGAAGAACGCTTCGGCCAGGTATTCCGCCAAGACCGAGCAGATTACAAAACGATGGGGTGGTCAGCTGAGCAGCGCGCCAGGCAAACCGACTTCGATTTCGAGTATCTAGCCGAAGACATCGACTGTTTCTGTGGCGATTAAACAGAAGACTTTCTGCACGCATCTATCTTGGCCTAGCGCAGCTCGCCAATAAAGCGTCTGCTGCTTCACAAAGATTACTTCTAGCGTTATAGATCAACTCCAATCGAGTGATTTGCTTCTGCAAATACCCATCATACTTGTCGGTCGGCTCATCAATCATTGCCATACATTGGGTGCTGAAAGCAATGATCTCAGACTCGCCGTAACTAACCTGCTTCATGTATTCCTCATAGATTTTCGAGAGCATTTCAACCTCTTCAGTAGACAGATGATGGTTCAAAACCAGGTATGCCGACTCCATCCTGCTTTTGCTCTCGCTCGCAGCCGCCCTATAGGTTTCCAACTGGTCGTGAAACCAGAGATCAATATTCTTGTTTTTCCAAGCTTCCTCGATAAGACCATAACCCTCCGCCACATACCAATAACTGTTCCAAGCACCTTGGCATGCTGCATGAAAATCGCGAACCACTTGATATTTTTCAGTATGCGAAAACTGTGATTTCCAACCACTTAGAGCTGAAACGGCAACGATCGCCGCTATGGTAGTTGCGATAACCCCAACGATCTCAAACAAATCGTGGATGTTACTCACCACCCAAAAATTACTTGGAAATATAAGTTTAGACCAGACAACCCCAGCTAAAAACACACCCAGACACAGCAATAGCTCAAACCTGAACTTCATCTATTCACCTCAACCAAAGCTGGCCGATGCTAGCAGCTAGACAGCACGCGAGGTATCCCCATGCGCATAGAAAACAAACCGGCTGATCCGTTCGGCCCGAACGGTCGCACCTTCCACATTCATCTGAGCGTGCGCGGGGCAATTCGCGACTTTACCAAGCGCCAACTCAAGGGCATGTTCCGCGTTGATGGCCGCGAATGCACCGCCGACGAAGCAAAGGATCATCTGCTCGAAGCGCTGGCCCAGGGCAAAGAGGTACTTCCCTTTGGCCCGCTGTGTGAAGGCTTCGATTTCGCCGGCGGTGGCTGCCCGGGTCATGACAAGGAGGTCGCATGAAGCGCATCTACCTCAGCGGCCCTATGACCGGCCTGCCCGGCCTCAACTTCGCCGCGTTCAACGCCATGACCACCAACCTGCGCGCCGGCGGCCACACCGTAACCAACCCCGCCGAGATCAACCCCGACGGTGGCACCTGGAACGACTGCATGCGCCGCGACATTGCCGCCCTGATGGACTGCGACACCGTGGCCACCCTGCCCGGCTGGGAGCATTCAAAGGGTGCCCGCCTGGAAGTCCTGATCGCCGAACGCCTCGGCATGACGGTTGTGAATGCCCATGATCTGGTAGCGAGGGAGAATGCCGCAGTACCAACATTTTCCAAGCTGATGTAAAAAGTACATCTGCCATTTCAGACATTCACCGGATTCCGACCAACACATGCAGATCATTCGTACTGGAACAGTTTTAACTGGCGAATACGCCGGTTGGACGATAGAAATTCAGGATGACCGCGCAGGTGAAACCGGAGGCTATTACCTGTTCCTGATCCAGAACGAATCAAATGGTTTCGATTCTTGGTTTGAACTCATAGAGCAGCTGCAGGAACAAATTTCAGAACTCGACGTTCGCTGGAATTAGCGCCTCACTCTTTCGTTCCGCCCCTCCCCATGCCCCCCCTTCAAAGTCAGCCGCTATAGCGGCAAGGACGAAGTCATGTCTGAAATAAAGGAACGGCCCATTCTGTTCTCGGCACCGATGGTGCGCGCCATCCTGGAAGGCCGGAAGACGGTCACGCGGCGACCGGTGAAAGGCTTCCAAATCCCTACCGAGGACACAGCCATTCCGGCAGGCGATCGTCAGCGCTGGAGCGCAATAGGCCAGCGAGACCCACGCTATGGCTTCTGCGTATTTGGATCGACCGAAGCAGAGTGCGCCAAGAATCTGGAAGAGCAAGCCCCCTGCCCATATGGTCGACGCGGCCAACGACTGTGGGTGCGCGAGACTCACGCCGATATCGGCTGCCGGCTGACGTACCGCGCCGACCTCGATGATGGCGCGCACTGCAAGGTGGCCAAATGGACACCGGCCATCCACATGTTTCGCAAACACAGCCGCATCCTGCTGGAGATCACCGACGTGCACGTCGAGCGATTGCAGCAAATCAGCGAAGACCAGGCACTGGCTGAGGGCATCTACAGCGATCCGACGGTGAACGGAATGTACACCGCCGACGGCGACAACTACTCCAGCAAGTCGGATGGACCTAATCGGGCGTTCGCTGAGCTGTGGAAATCGGTCGGCGGCGATTGGGAAGCCAACCCCTGGGTCTGGGTGGTCGAGTTCAAGCGGGTGGCACCATGATCGCCGCGCTCTGGTTTACCTACGTCTTCATCAATATGGGGCAGAGGCTATTTGTAATTTCAACTGCAAATAGTCGGGAAACCGACAGTTCAACGCGCCGACCATCAAGGCTCATCCAACAAGGAGAGCCTCATGAGAGCGTTCGCACAAGCAATTATCGCCATTGCTCCAGTGACCAACCGCAAATCCAGGAATCGCTTCCTCCGGGAATGCGACAGATGGACCAACCGCCTATACAGGTGCGACTTGGTCAGCCTTCAACAACGCCAGGAACTGCGGCGGCAAATCGCAGCGGCGTGCCTGGTGGCGTTAATGTAACCCCAATCCCCCTACATGCCTGCCGGTGAGCGGCGAGGGGGATCAAGGAAGCTGACTATCAACCCAGCGTTCTGCCGCTGACATTGCTTCGTCCAGGGCGGCCGGGTAATCAGCCCATGGCCCTGCCAACTCAGCCGCGACCTCACCCATTCCGTGCGTATCCGCGGGCTCGATGATTGTCGCGGATGCAGGCACCCGGTCGTTAGGTCTTTCCCAGACGAACTTGAGGAATACCGTGTGGCCTCGGTACTCATGAGCGATCGGCACATCCAGATTGTGTGACACGCGTCCTCCCGCAGGCGCAACGAATTGAACACCTGTTTTACACCCATCCCAAGGGCTCAGAAATCCCGGCAAAACGCCATTACTCCATCCCCCTATAGCCGCCGCAGCGGGGGGGGGGGTGGCGCTGACGTCAGCCACCCAGCGCGACGAAAAAACGACATGAACATAATCAAGAAAGCGCGGCCCAGTGCGGGCCGCGGGAGGTAGTTATGCAAGCAGAGATATTATCGGACGAGGAGCTCGCCGACCTAACCGGCTACAAGCGTCGATCTGATCAGCGGAAATGGCTCAAAGACCGAAACTGGGTATTCGTCGAGAGCCGCGGCGGCCGGCCGCTGGTGGGCCGGATGTTCGCCCGCATGAAGCTCGGCATGGTCAATGCCGCAATCGCAGATCCAAACCCGCCGCCGGTCCGTCCGGCTTGGACGCCCGACTTCTCCAGAGTGAACTGATATGCGCCCCCGGAACACGGAAAATAGGGACTTGCCGCCTGGAATGGTGCGGCGCAAGCGCCCAAGGAAAAACGGAAAGGTCTGGATCGGCTACTACTATCGGGACTCTGCCGGCAAAGAGATCTCGCTGGGCACGGACCTGAGCAAAGCTCGCTTGAAATGGGCAGAACTGGAGGCCAAAGACAAACCGGCGGACCTGACAATGATGAAGGCGATCTTCGACCGGTATGTGCGCGACGTCATCCCGAAAAAGGGGGAGCGAACCCAGAAGGACAACATGGCCGAGCTGAAGCAGCTTCGCCCTACCTTCGATGAGGCGCCCATCGATTCAATTACGCCGTTCAATATAGCCGGTTACCGTGATGCCCGTTCAGCCAAGGTTCGTGCCAACCGTGAGATCGCACTCCTGTCCCACGTATTCAACATGGCCAGGGAGTGGGGTCTGACCGAGCGGGAGAACCCATGCCAGGGCATAAGGAAGAACAAGGAGGCGCCGCGCGACTACTACGCCAATGCGGCTGTCTGGGATGCCGTCTACGCCGTTGCCGAGCAAGAACTCAAGGAAGCCATGGACCTGGGCTATTTGACCGGGCAACGGCCTGCTGACGTGTTGATCATGCGCAGCGACGATACCGAAGGTGACTACTTCCTGGTAACGCAGGGCAAGACCGGGCAGAAGCTGCGAATCCTGATGCGTACCGATGCAGGGGAAAACAGCCTGGGGAGATTGGTCAGGGAGATCGGTGAAAGGAATGTCGGGCATCCGTCCAAGTACTTGTTGATCAACAGGCATGGAAAGCGGATGACGAAGGGGATGCTGCGCTTGCGCTGGGACAAGGCGCGGGAAAAAGCCCAGCAGAACGCCATCGAACAAGGCGACCCGCTGCTCGTGGCCAAGATTGGAGGGTTTCAGTTCCGCGACATCCGGCCGAAAGCCGCGTCGGAAATCATCGATATCGGGGATGCTAGCCTGCTGCTGGGACACAGCAAACAGGAGATCACAAAGCGGGTTTACAGGAGGATTGGCGCCACCGCGAAACCGTCCAAATAG